AGACATCAGTAAGCGATTGTCCAAGTTCAAGAGCCATCGCTTTGTTCACGTTCGATCACATACTGGAGGTGAAGATGAACTCTCTCGCAACAATGATATCGTAGACCGAATGGCACGTGGAACCTTGGAACCAGCTCCAGTGGGACCTCCTCCTGCAACCGATGTGCTCTTTGAAGGATGTCCTCTTCAATTGATGGGTCCTCCAGTGTCTCAAGCCTCTATTCTCACGTGGATGCGAGGTAATCTCACTACATTGGATCAGTCGGTTATTGATAAACACTTGTTCAAAGCCTTTACTGAACTCTGTAAGGATCGTGATGTCAATCTTACCAAACAAACCATTCAACGAGCACCCTTTATCCGAGCCGAGCGAACGAGTTTACAAATAACTCATGTTGAAGTAGATAAATGAGCCTTGTTCACATCTTACACTTTTGGTCTCCTACCTGCGGTCCATGTATGACCATCAAACCTACCATTGAAATGATCAAAGAGGACCTGACTGAAAAGCACGGTGATCAAATTGATTGGATTTCAATCAATACAAAGGACGATTCCAAGGGGAGAGCTCGTTCATTGAATATATCTGTAGTTCCAACCTTTGTAGTCTTTAAGGGCGATGTAGAGGTAGGTCGATATTCAGGAACTCAAATTGCGATTCTGCTTGCGATTATCGGAAAGGCGTTCTCTTAAGTAGGGCAGCTGGCTTCCTTAGCTGGTGCACCGGTTCCAAGATTGTTACCGAGTAATGTAGCATAGGCGTCCTTAGCCTTTTTGCCTGAAATATCTGGGACCGTTTGTCCGTTGGGCAATACAATGAATGGATATCCGTCTTCGTCATACATTTTTCCATCTGGTCCCAACTTCAGATCATCCTTACTACGTCGTGGGAAGGGTGAAATAGTGGATGTGGGTAATCGTGTAGGATAATAGGTCTGAACGATACCATACGCAGAACCTCCAAACACAATACCTTCAAATAAGGCCATCATGGCTTGAAGGGTTCCACTGTAGGGTGAGTTACCACAAGTGGACAAAATGGCAACTTGACCGATGAAGACTGAAGCAAACACAAGGATCGCCGCAAGTGAGTTTAACCACCCTCGGTTGCGGACTAGATCAAAAATGTAATAGCAAAAGACGGTTGCTGTGACCACAAGTGTTTGAGGTGCGAATTCAGTTGCAAAGTATTCAAAGCCTTGAACGGAACATCCATCGTAGTTTCTGAAGAATGAACCTTGTTCAGCACCTGCGGATTGTAGTGGAGTTGGTGTAGTGGTTCTTTGCCTTCCAATATTGACTACAACTTCCTTGGAGGTGGTCACGAACGATTGGATTCCGATCCAAAAATACTTCATGAGAAAGTTGGCGAAGATGGAGAGTATTCCGACTAAACTGGGAATGGACCATACACCGTCATAGCTGATCATATCGGCAAGAACGCCAAATAAGAGAAGGATGTGGGGAAAATAGGTAAGTGTATCTACAAGAAGGGAAGCGGCTGGAGGAAGTGAAGCTCCAGGTGTCCCTTTCAGTGCACCCAAAGCATAGGCTGTTCCCAAAATACTAACGACTGCAGTGAAAAACACCGCAATCAAGCTCGCCCACCAAGGTGTGTCTGGATATAAGGGTTTAGGTGTCGGAGGTTTGAAGGTTCCAGGGGCTTCAGCGGTTGTGCTCATTGTTTAATCTATAATACTTGTTTTATCCCCTTAGAGACAATGGGAAATGCAGGAGGAAAGTTTACACCTCCAACCATTGAGGAAGATCCCTATCCTGGAACAGATGGACGGAAATTGGGCGTGGCAATCTCTTCTTCTGAAGAATGTGCTACCTGTGAATTGAGGTTCGCTCCTGACATCACTACCTCATCGTTAAAACTGACTCGGAACTTTGGAGGTGTTCGGACGTGTGCTACAGGACCGAGGGAACTCAAACGAGTTGAAAAGAACGAATTGTCCGTTGGCGATTTCATTGGAATGTTAGGACAAAGTAAATATCAATTTCCACTCAAGGACAGTGAATCGTGCGGAGACCTACGAATTCCAGACGAAGAAATAGCTAAGATCAAGACCTATTCCGACTTGAAAACTGCAGTGGAGAAGGCAAAAATTATACGTATTCGTCCTCAAGTTGAAGGATTTTCGACCGATACAAAAGCATTTTTCAAACCTAGTCTTCCTTTCCAATTTACCTTTAACGGAACTCCTATCAATGTGACTACCATTACTGTCTATCATCCATGTCCTTTGCGAGTTCAAGATCAACAAGCGGATGCAGTCATTTCGTTAAACGATCCTTCAAATGCTTCAACTCAAATCATTTTGATTCCAGTTACAGCTGGAGATGTTAATACACCATCGGCCAAGTTTTTCAATCGCCTTATGAACCGTATCACTACAATCGCAATGCCAGATCCTTCAACTGGTCAATTTCTATCAACAGACCTCCAAACAGGAACAAAGTGGGGATTGGCACAATTATTTGACACAAATAAAATTGAAAATACAAAGGAAGTCTCTCTTAAGAATGGCTTCTTTGCATGGGAAGCATTACCTCCTCTTGAAAAATATGTATCCTCTGCTTCTTTCGAAAAAATCGTGTACTCATGGCGTCCCAAGTCGAATGCACCTAGACCGTTGTATGTAATGCTTGAGAAACCTCTACCAGTGAATGGTAGTGATTTAAGAACATTGATGGCAGCCATTCCTGTAACTCCTTGGGAAGATGCAATTCATCCAATTGGTATAAAGGTTTTCTACAAACAAGGACCTCCACCCAACTGCGGTGTTCCAACACGTGAATCAATGACCAACTTTTCAGACCTATCAAAATCCCTTTCAGACTTCAAAGGAGATGTTACAGAACTATCCGATCAAGTAGACTCATGTGATCCATTTCTTTCAAATGCTCTGTCTAGGAAGAACAACTCCCTTTCAACCGATAGAATTCTAGGTATTCTGTTTAACGTTTTCTTCGTTATTGCAGGAATTGTTGGGGCGTACATTGCCATTGCAGCAGTCACTCGATTCTACGATGTAGAGTATGCCGAATTCACAAAAACAATAGGAAAGGTGATTGCAGTTGGACTGAAAAAGCTGTTTGGAGCATCGGCTGCAGCTATGAGTGCGGCGAAGAACATTTATGAAGCACGAAAAAACCCTGGGGCTGCTGCGGCTGCTGCGGCACCGGCTGCGGCTGCGGCTCCGGCTCCTGCGACTACTTAAACACGATCGTGATCATGTCGTTTGGAGTCGAAGAGTTCTCCATTGAATTCACCGTCTGTGGCTTCATTGAGAGCTTGAAGGCGACGTTCACGTGCATCCATTTCATCGACAGTGAGTTCACGTTGAACCTTTCGTATTTTTCGTTTGACTTCAATCCATCCACCTTCATCGTCTTGGGGTCGTTTGACGGTCGGAGTAGGAGCAACGACTTGGAGCAATCGTTGAGATTCAATGGCTCGTTCTTTGAGGCTGTCGGTTGTGGGTGTTACTTTCTTAGCATTTTGATAGTTGGGCATAAATTTGGGAGGCATTCTATACTGGGGGGATACAAGAGTAGACTTGTAAAAACCACATCCGTTTTGAGAAAATGGATCAATCTACACATAGTCAGTCATGATTAAACATGGTTATCGCAACTACCATTTCAATTCAGGGAACCTTGGGAGAAGTCACCCTTCCTCCACGAACACCCGATGTTCTAGAATGGCTTCGTAAGAAATACAAACAATCCGACCTTCAGTTTCAAGGCAAACTTACAAGTGAAGACTGCTCATATACAGTGTTTGCAAGTCCAACCGAAGACGATGATGAATCTACCAATCAACATATGCTTCCAGCTCCGTTTCATGAAGATACGTTTCAAGGCACAATCGTCATTCTCAAATCATTCTCGACTCATGGAGATGAATATGAGAAACCTGCAACTGCGTATACCGATCTTCGTTCGAGTGAATACGATGATTACTATTCATCCTGTTCGTTTGACGAAGCCGAAGAAGAGGAAATTGTAGACGACGAAGATGAAAAGGAGGAGGTTGTTGCAGAGGAAGAAGAAGAGGAGGAGGAAGAGGACGAACCGAAAGAAGAGATTACAACACACATGATCCACTGTGCAAATGTCTTTATTGATCATCCATTGCGAACCTTAGTCCGTGAAAAGTTTGGATCCGAAGAGATTGAAAACGCAATTCTAAATCGATGTATTCACGAAGCACAAAAATGGTATGTGGATATCGATTGGGAAACTCCTACCTTCCGAGAAATGTATCGGTGTCGTGCAATGAGTTTGTATCGATCACGTGCTCTTGCAGAGACTATGAGTCCAGAAGAGTTTGCCAATACAACGGAAGTTGATCGTGAACCTGAACGATGGACCGATCATCTCAAGAAAGTGGCTGAACGCGACAAAGCACTCTACAGCCGCAAGACGACTGCCAACATTCAGATGTACTGCTCTGGATGTAAGCGAAAGACCAATTGTGATTACTATCAACAGCAAACACGATCGGCAGATGAACCGATGACAACCTTCGTAACATGCCTCGAGTGTGATAAGCGATGGAAGTTCTGAGCACTATACAATGGGATTTACAGACATTCTAGCACTCGCGACCGTCGAAGTGTATGGTGATTTTAACTTACGATGGTTTGCTCAAACCGATCAACTAACCTTTCTTTGGAGAGGTATTGCAGGATACATTGGGGTTGTCTATTTGCTTATCCGTAGTTTGCGAAGCAACAATGTTTTGTATGTCAACGGTTTATGGGATGGATTCTCTAGTATCATTGAGAGTTTAGCTGCCTATTACTATTTGGGTGATCGTTTGAAATCAACTCAGCAGTATGTTGGATTAATTATGACGGTCGCAGGTGTGGCTTTAATGAAAATGGAATAGTCTAAGTATGGCTGACGAAGTACGTGATATCCTCCGTCAATGGATTGCAGCCGATGATGAAGTTCGTGGACTTCAAGCACAAATGAAAACATTACGAGACCGAAAAACTCAACTCAGCAGCCAAGTCTTGGAGTTTATGCGAGGGAACAACTTGGACAATTTTGTTATTGAAGGAGGGATTGGAACCATTGCACGTCAACAACGCACAACACGAGCTCGACCTCCCAAGCAAGTGGTTCGTGCACAAATCGCAATGCTCTTGGCAGATCAACCGGAGCGTATGGCTGAAGTGTTACGAACGATGGAAGGCTTGCCAAACCCAGGAGAAGAACCGGATACTGGCTCTACAGTCGTGCGTGAAGTCTTGACGCGTAGACTTCCAAGGACACAGCATCTTAACTTAGGATAATGAATCCATGGTTCATCTCTTGTTTCGTGGTTGTCCTGTATGTGCACCTTTTCAATGCCATTGCCAAACTACACTTCGATGCAGATAGGCAATTAACATGGCTTCATCTTTGGAGACGAATGGTCCCCAATGTAAAAATCCAGATTGAATTATGAGGATTCTTTGGGAATTCGGACCTTGATTTTCCCTTTGACGATGGTCTTGGGTTTGCTCATTTCTTCCCATTGAGACACATCTTGAATCTTATTCGCTTTGAGGAGTTCAAAGACACACCAACGGTGATCTTCGCCAATCGGCTTGTTGCATACAGGGCAGGGCATTGTTGTTTATTGGGGGGAATGTCTAACTTCCTAGCTCCACATAAATCCGTTTTTAAAACCCAAACCTACGCTTATAGTCTGCAAGGCTGGCTTTGAAGCTCGGCTTGTTCCATAGGATCCAACGGCTCAATGCACCTGCAGAGGTTGGGTCGTTCCAGTTTTCGCCCATACCACGATGACGTTTCAAATACCGAGTTCTACGAGTTACATCCTTGTGCTTCGTAAAGTCTGAGTATCCTTTTTGACCAAAGGGTTGAACGATCTCACGTCCGTCTGACTTGACAAAGACAGCATCATACTTCTTTTCAGCCACATGGCTTTTACGAATGGCTTTGAGTCGCAAGCGACGTGTCTTCATTATTAAGAGGTTAGAAAGCTTCAAGCCAGGGCGCTCGTTCCTCTTCGGACACTGCGTATTCATTGAAGAACGCAATCGCTTGAGCTAATTTCTCTTCGGTCGGAATGTCCAACGCGAACAAGGCAGCCATCTTGTTCTGAAGGATTTCACCGAATGGCACTGGCGGTTCAAACGCATCGTCAAAACCGACCAAGACATTGCAGAGACGACTGATGTGTCCATCGCAGCACAAACCGACACTTTCAGAACACTCTTCAAAGACACGCTTGATGAGTTCGTTCTTTACGTCTTCCGATGAATGAGAGAAGATTCTTAAGTAGAGTCCGTCCAATGTGTGTCGATAGAGTTGGTCGCCTAAAGCTCGACATGTGTTGGTGTTATACCACTGTATCATGTCGTTCACGGTGCGTGAGACAGCTTGCCAAGGTCCATAGCTACGCACGAGCCATTTGGATGCAAACCATTCAGGTGAACGCATTGTGCGGTTTTTCTGCCTTTGAAGCGCGAGTAAGATGTCCAATGCTTTGTTGGTCTGTTGAGAGACAGCTCGTGTATGGACGTTCTGACGGTCCATCGCAATCAAATGCAGGTTTCCACGTGGAACTCCAGGTGCCATCAAAGGAGCATCGAAGGGAGGAAGCCCTTGTCCACCTCTAAGTCTCCATTCAAAGTACTCGTTGAACGGATCCACATGTCCGTTCTCCCATGCGTTTGGATTGATGTCTCGATAGTATCGAGCTGCAATGGTCCATCGGTCACCGCGGTTGAGTCTAGGACGCCGAAACACATCATCAATGACTTCGCGATAGGTCATTTGAGGTTCTCTCATTTGATAGAGTTCTAACTCATGTTGAGGGTCGATGACTGGAAGAGGGTGATGGTTTTCGCATTGAAGATGACCGGGTGTAGCATGATTGGTACACCAAGCGTTTCGTCTGTGACTAAGAAAGTTCAAACACATTCCTGGTTGGTGGTGGTGAAGTTCAACTCCGTCTCCTGGATGAAAATGTGCGATGCGTTCAACGCGATTCGTATAGGAACGCCAGTGAACTCCGCAAAATCGAAGGTGGGGTGGGTCGTGTGGTTCTCTATGGCATCGTGATAGACACTGTGTGCCGTCGGCTTTGATACCCATACATTGGTTCTGTTGCATTCGGTTGAACTCTACTTACACGAGTGTAAAAAAATCCGTTTTGAATTAGAACGCATCCACCCATGCATAACGGTCTTGCATTGGGATGTTCAGTTCAGTGAAGGCTCTCCAGGCATGATCCACCTTCTCTTCCGGAGAGATGTCCAGTGCGTCAATGGCAGCCATTCGTTGTTGGAGACGTTCACCCACCGACACTTCCTGGTGGGCATCCTGATCGAATCCAACGAGCACACTCGCAAGTCGCGAGATATGTCCTTCGCAACATAGACTCACAGCATCGTGACACTCTTCCCATAGTCGTTCGATGAGTTCAGTCTTGTGTTCGTGTAGCTTGATACGTGCCCAGACTGCGTCCAATGTGCGTTTATAGAGGTGGTCATCCTTCTTGCGGCATTCAGAGACCTTATACCAGTTCGCCATGTCGCGAATCACTGCGGATTTTCCAATCTTCATTCGCCATGAGTTGACGATTTCGAGCAGGGTGTCTTGTCCTTCTGGAATAGGCACTGCTTCCAAGGGTTCCAAGATGGATTTGGTTTGGTTGACGATGGCAGCCGTGTGGACATTCTGCTTGTCCATTGAGAGTCCGTGAAGCTCGGTGCGAGGCTTCACAGGAGGTGGAGGACGCATCCGGAGATAGACTCCCCAGCGGAACATCAATGCGTCTCGGAGTTCAAACTTGACTTCAAGGCTCAACCATTCGATTCGTTCGATTGGCTCGAACCATTCGTCAAAGGTTGTCGGTGGGCGTTCACCCCAGAGGTGGGCACCCAGAGCTTCGATAAGTTCTCGTATTCGTTGGTCTCGTTCACGCCGTGTGGCGTGGTGGCGGTGGAGGTCACAGAGTGTATCCTCGTGTCCGCACTCTCGTGTGCATCGTTGTCCGTTCGTCCTAATCTGTGTGCATCGAGTTCTGGCTGGAGGGACAACTTCTTTACGAGCATGTCGTTTGCAGGTCGTATGACCATCACGTGATCTATTTTTACAGGCTGAGCCTGCGGAAGTGAGCGCTTGACAACGCTCCATTCTATATTCAGGGGGGGGAAGTCTATTATTCTGACCGAAACAAATCCGTTTTTAAAAGTTGGCTAGTCTCACGTAAAAACTCGCCGTAACAAGTAATGCGGTTAATCTCTCTATTAAGTGCAGCGTTATGGGTGGATTTTGCTGTGATGGCACTAATCAAGATTGTACCTGCCCCTGTTTGGTTTCTTCCTCCAACAGGAGCACTCAGTCTATGGTATGACAAATTTGGTCTTGCAGCAGTCACTGCAGATGTTCTGAGTTTATTTCTAGGAGTCCTTCTTGCTACGTTCTTATTCCCAGGAGCAATGGGACTTCAATTAGTGATGGCAGCAGTCTTTGTACAAATGGTACATGACATCTTCTTTTACGTTGTAGTCATTCAAGGAGTTCCTCAAGGTCAGAATGAAATGATTGATGTTTTCAAATCCTACGCAAGTGAAGGCAGTTGGAAGATTTTGGTTGCTGATGCGTTAATGATTACATCGGTAGTTGCATTTGCTCGTCTTTCTGATTTATTCTTCTCCTATCGCGCTATTGCATTTCAAGCGTTATTAGGCATGTATTCATTGATTTATATTACCTATACTAGATCTAGATGAGCGTAGTGGATATCCACGCAACAAGCTCAGTGGCTTTTTTGGACCCATGATCTTCTCGTAAGCGAGTGAAGCACGCTTTCAAGAAACATGTATTGCAGCAAACACCTGTGTCTGCTAGAGGAGCTGGGTTGTGTCCGAATGCTGTATCTCGGATTTCGGTCTGACATACAGCACAGGTGTTCCATTGGAAGTCTTTGTATTCGTAGGGTGTGAACTCGGTCCGCGTTGAAAGGCTGCGGACGTGAAGGACGTGTTGTTGATAGGCGATCAGGCGTTGTGATTGAAGAGACATTGTAGAGGGGGGAGGTCTATTCTTCTGGACAACCCAAATCCGTTTTGAAAATGGATTCGTTCGGTCCAAGAACATGGATAGCCCCCCTCCTACACACTAAGATTTCAAAATGAAACAGTCTCTATGTAAGCAAGCAGAACGTATGTCTGTTGCAAAATTAAAAACCGAAGACACCGGTAAAATCCTTGAGATGGCTATTTGTCTAGCCTATGGCATCCAATACGATGGAAAGTACAAGTACAGTATGGAAGACGCAGAAACATTGAAAGAGAAACTTACTAAACTCCCTACATTGTTCCCAATGTGTAAACACACTGCGAAAAAAGGCGCACGCTATGACTTCACCTCCGTGGAAGATGCAACACTCCATCTGTCGGCAAAATCGACTAAGAAGGGTGCAGGCAAAGTAGCTCCACAAGTAATTGGTCAATGCCAACCTAAACTATTCTGTGAAACATTGGGTCTCGAGTACACGAGTGTTCCTGACCTAAAACGATTCATTCAAGAGAATCCTGCAAAAATCCTAAGTGTTCTCGTTGAGCACACGTTCGATTGTCCTAACCTGTTCTACAATCAAGAAAAGGATACACTTCGGTTCATCACCCTGAAGAACGAGATCAACTGGGATGCATTCGAGTTCAAATGGACCTGTGATCCGGAAAAGTGGAACAACTCTTCAACCTTGAAGATCGTGGTTCAAGGGAAAGAGTTTGCATTGGTTGAGTTTCAGTTCCACACAAAAAGCAGGACGAATATGGCAATCCGTTGGTGCTATGAGAACTTCCTCTCCATCTTCAAAGAGAACTTGACTATCATTGATGTTTAGTTCTTCTTTAGACAGAAGAGATACTCCTTGATATCAACATCCTTGTTATAGTCAAAGGACTTGAAGCGCTTATACTCTCGTTCAATGACTGAAGCCGTACCATACTTTTCCATCATCTCTAGCATCCTCTCCTTTGAAATGAGACTTTCACTGTTGTAAGAAAGAAAGATCCATTTCGTCTTTAATTCACGAAAGAGTAGATCGAATGCAGATTCAACTGTCTCTCCTTTTTTACAGAATGGAGAGATGAAACAGTCAGTAGGGATACCTGTCTTACCCTTTAGAGGCTCTTCTGATAACAGAGACTCAGGTGTTTTTGCGATGATGTTCAATGGGAAATAGTTTTTGGAATACTGTCGTTCATTGTATGGAGGATCTAGATAGACCAAATCCGATTTGAATGACCTAAGAAACTCTATATCAAGAACGTCTGAGTTATAGGTCATTGAACCACTGATTGCAGGCGTTGTATTGTTGTGAATAGGAGTCAATACAAGAGGTTTAAGTGCTTTTGTTTTGAATTCTTTTAGAAAGCAACCATACACAGCCGGCACATTACTGACAGCATCCGCGCTTAGAAGTATAGAGGCAAGGATGAATGTATAGTCATTCTCTGTTACAGTGTTCTTTATAGATTCCAGTTTAGAACGAAGATAGTCAATTCGTTGAGCGTTTTCAATTGTGAAGAACTTGCGCTCATTTGACTCATATGGACTATACTGAGTCGTAACAAAGCCAACGGTAGATGAATGTATATCCGATTCAATGTCCTTTTGAAACTCGTCTATGAGTCTCTGACACGTTTCGGAGTAGGTAGAACGTGTAAACGCGTGGGTGATGACGGAGCTGTACAGTTCGGCGTCATTGGAAATGACTTGTACCTTATGTTTCCGAAAATAGTATGAAACGATACCGGTGCCAGCAAACAGATCCGCAATTGTTCTGTTCTCAAATGAAGTCCATCCTGTGTTTTCCTTCATATTCGAGGTAATCCAGTCTAACAATTGGAATTTCGATCCGATATAGTTCAGGCGATGTATTTTTTCAGGTAACGATATCTCTTTAGTAACAGGCAGTAGCTTTATGATCTCACTTTTCTTCTTTCCACTATAGCCTTTGATGTTACTTTCTTTACACAGTGAAATAAGTTCCTCACGTGTTTTCGTTGAGTAATCAATCATAACTGGTTGTGTCTGCATTACTGGAAGAACGTCCGTTTTCAACAGTGCTTCCTTTACCTTTTGTTCTACGAGTGTTTCAATTGTGGTATCCTTCTTACAAGGACGCTTGCGTTTTTGATGGCCTTCTAAGTGTCCTTTTTGTGTGAACGTTTTCTCACACGTTTGACAAGTGTATTTGGCCATTTCGTGTTATAGTATATACACATACAATCTTTAAGTCGTTTAACGAATTTTCACGAAATCGTTAGTCTGTTAACGATTACATCTAGTTTCACCCTAAGAACCCAGCTAGAAACCCCTTGAGGATATGGGCAATGACCACAGCCGCCAAACCTAAAACACCTGCACCAGTCCAGCTTACCACTCCAGACCCTGTGTATGCATTGGGAACATACTGAAGCAAGAGGTTACGTGGGGTTGATAAGGAAATGGCTGCAGCTGCCAAGAAGAATGCAATATAGGTGGTCATGGACGACGCCATCCAACGCATCGCTGGTAAACTAGGTTTGAAGGTCGGTGCCATCGCAGAATGTGATCCGCCCATTGTGCTGGGTAAAGGCATCAAAGGAGGTGCAGATTGAGGACCTTGAGGACTTGGGAGCAGGGCATCCAGGGGTGTTGAATCATCCATTGTTTATTCACTAGACACGTTTTCGCAATTTGCATCCTCCACGCGATAGCGATAACATTTACCGTCGGACCGGACGACCTTGTCTAATGTATCTTTGAGTGGAAGCCCTAGGGTGCGAACCGTTGAGTACTCACGGTGAAAGAGGACCGCCGCGATACCCAATCCGATGATGAATGAGAAAAAGGGGGCTCCTCGGTGAAGTGCCTCTAGTATGCGGATCATTACTTCTTAGTGAGACTTGCGAGTACGTTGAGAGAGTCTGCTTCTTGGACGCAAGGAACTTCGACGGATGTGAAGCGAACACACCCTGTTTCAGTATGATAGACACTTGAATCATTGGGTTGAGGAATGCGAACCTGTTTTCGTGTAGGCGGAATCAAAATTGTTGAGACCAACAACCCAAAAATTACTCCAGCGGACAACCATCGTAATTCGATCATTGTTATTTATTGATATATTCGTTTAGGAAAGAGTTGAAGCCAAAATAGAGTAAAATGATGAAATAGCCTGCATACGGTAGAAAGATAGAGACAATCGCACATCCATACGCAAGCATTCTGAATGAATCAAGTCCAGTCGTTTCGTATTTTCGCATGAAGATGGCGTAGACTGCAACAATCGCAAAGACATACACAAACACGTTGACAATATGGAGTGCGAGCGTCCATGCACGAGCGTAGATGACATTCACGTCTGGAAGTATATCCTTCTTAACCTTACCATCACCTGTGACGTTTTCTAATTTGAACTTTTGACCATCTGGAGCAACTAATGTTCTTGTTCTTCCATTCTGATCTGCAATTGTAACCGTTAATCTTCGCCCCTTAATCGCATTTCGGATCGTTGACGTTCGTTCGAGGTCTTGAAGTTTTGCTTGACTCAATTCAGCAATCTTAGCATCAAGACATGCCTGATCGGCTTCACCACCACATCCTCTAATCGCTTCTTCACGAACTAGCTTCTCGTCTTTAGGATCTAGTTTGGTTTGTGGAGCCGCATCAAAGACAGGAATCAATGTTTCATCTGCAGTCACATCGAGTGTCCCCTCGTTGATTTTACTAATAAGAGACTTAGTGATATTACGAAAGCTTTTTTCGTCTCCAAAATAGGCAGACACGATTTGTTGCGCCATTGTTATGATGCGAACACAAGATTGCCTAGGCCTGAGACGATACGTAGAAAGTTAATCGACTCAACATAGACTCCAACGTTATACGTGAATGTAAAAATCACGTTGTCATTGGTTTGAACGACCGTGGTTACGGTGCCTGGAGGATAGACAAGAGCACCGCTTGAAGTTCTTAATGTCAAGTTTGCCGCAGGAATGACCGTTGGATTGGGACTAAACAAGGTTGAAGTTAACACGCAGACTGTGGTCGATGTAGTTGTTGTGACAGACGATGCAATAGGTTGTTGAAGTGTCAATCGGAGAATGATTTTATTGAACATACTTCCATTGACTGCACCAGACGGTTGATAATTTGCATGATCCAATGCAAAGGAATACATATACACTCCAGGGAGGTCTGGAGTCATTCCTGTAACGTGACGGTACATCTGATGGAGTGAAAAGAAGGGAAGAGGTTTGGTTTGAATACGCTCCTTTCCATCAAACAATAACAGACCATCAATGATAGAGTCGCGAGGATAGACAGACGTAATTTGCTGCTGACCTGAGCTTAGCAGTGAGGTTTGTACATCTGAATTGATCGCTGACCAAGGAGCACGTTTTGGATCTGGCCAGTTGGTATAGTTATCCCATTGGTTCAATAAAATCTGATCGTTTCGTTGAGAGAGAAATACAATACGAGTGACCAAGTTGAACATGGGAATTTCAAGATCGGTATTGCCTCCAAATTGTCCATCTTTCATCACATATTTGATAGTTTTAATGAGATACGACTGATCCGCTCGTGCCATTTGGTTCATCTCCATTTCCGAAAGGTAAATGAAGTTACCATCAATGTATGGATCTGGGAACCACGTTGTCAATGCAGGATTACTCGGCAATCCAGTGGAGAGAGGAGGAGACAAGAACAATTGCAAAGGATAGTTGACAGGACGAATGCGTGTGCCATAGGTCACTGAAGTAGAGGATGTGTCAACTACGGTATACAAATCAGTCAAGGCTCGTAGAGTCACGTTAATGTAAACTTCGGAGTTCTGAAGAGCCACAAGGGGGAGAGCCAATCCTGGATTTTCACAAAACCAAAAATGAAGAGGAATGACTAACTGGCGAGAGCGAATACTAGGTTCAGGTGTCTTTGTATTGGGTGAAGTCCCAGGCAAGACAGTGGGTGTTACTGAATGAGGGTATTGGTTGTTACGGTCGTACGCATGTGCAGGGTCGTAAAGTTCAGGTACGTTTCCGACCATTTGATCGACAATGGCTCGTTTGTTTGCGTCATGAATCATATACGAATAGAGCTTCAACCATTCACCTGGTAGTGTTTGAATTGCCTGACCGTTCATTGTAAGGTCTATACGATCAATCAAGTTATATCCAATGTTTGGAATCCATTGAAACTCATACCCAATTGAGTTGGTTCGAGTATCGTAGCCTGACGGTGGTGCCTGACCGTTCAAATACTTTAAAGGTGAATAAATGTCTGGAAGCGTGAGATAGAGGTAGCAATCACTCAAGAGCTGTGCATACCGATCGATACGACAGGAAATGGTTCGAGTGCCTGTGGTTGAAAACTCTAAATTGGACGCAGTAAACGACATGCGTATCTGATCCATTGCAAAATTTGTATGACGACGGTAAACCGATCTGAAATGAGTCATGGAAGGACTTCCATTGATAAACTCATTTTGAGCCCCAGTTGCCACAAGTTGAAGTAACCCACCTGGCATTTGTATACTCCCTTATGCTTTCTTTAAGAGACTATGCGCACACTCATAGGTTGTACAGAACGTCCGTTGTAAGGAACCACACCACGATCGGTAATGTTCTGAAAGGCTCCAAACGCTCCTACCGCGTTGTTGCTCAAACAACAGTCACTTGAATAGGTGGCTCCACCACTTGCTCCACCACGAGCCCCTTGAAAGGGTGCTACAAAGCGCTCACGTTGAGTGGCACCGTTTGCAATCAACGATGTATAGATCGTGTTATTTTCACGAGAGATGGGCTGAGGATCTATGTTGATAGTCTTAGCAATGACCCTACGCTTGTATCGTGTTAGCCAATCCTGTGCAGAGTTTACTTGCATTTGTAATTTACGTGAGAGAATCGTCTACTAGTTAATGAGGTTTCTTCTAGTAAGCACTCACGTAGATCAAACGACTGGGTATTCCAAAGTAAGCCATAATCTATTGAAACAGATTTCAACCCTTTCGCCTAAAGTCAAAGCATTTCACTTTGGGTTTCAACGTCATCCAGGACGCACTTCAGTTCGCAAGGTTCCTGAAGGTGTGATCACATATGATGCAGCGGCTAACGAAGATCCTAAGGAAGAAGGTTTTGGCTTCAACAAAATTCACGAATATGTAGAGATGGTCAACCCAGACGTTGTCATGATTTACAACGATCCATTGATTGTCATGCGATTTATTGAGAGTATGAAACACGAGCGAGGTAAGTCTTCCTATAAACTCTGGATCTATCTTGATCAAGTCTATGAAGGGATTGCACAACCATTAATTGAAACAATTCGTGATCATTCAGATCGGATCTATTGTTTCAGCGACCTTTGGAAGAAGAAGTTTTTGGAATACGGTCCCTTCCCAGATGTCCGTGTGATAGAACATGCAGTGGATCCCACTGTGTTTTCATGTATGGCTGCTTCTTCGGTTGCATCTGTGCGAACCAATCTCAACGTTCCGTCCGATGCGATTCTCTTTCTCAATGCCAATCGAAACAGTCAGCGCAAACGTCTTGATCTCACTCTCGGTGGTTTTGCTCGACTATTAGCACGAAACCCTACAAAGCCCTACCACTTACTCATTTTGACCAATGCCAGTCCTCAGTCCGGTGCATTTTATGATCTTCAACGCATCTTTATAGAAGAACTCAAGGGACAAGGACTGGATGTTCAAACTCACGTGCGCAAATTGTTATTAATTGATTCGTCACCGCCAAACCTGATGACGGATGAAGCCATTAATCAAATTTACAATGCTTCAGACATTGGTGTCAATACCTCGGATGGTGAAGGTTTTGGATTGTGTCAATTGGAGCATATGTATACAGGTGCACCTCAAGTGGTGACCGATGTTGGAACGTATTCTTCGTTCTTGAACTCGAACGTCGCAGACTTTATCCCAAAACAGGGTCGCACATACTTTGCTGGAAGTATGCCTCATGGTTTGTGGGCTCCTACCTTTTCAATGGAGTCCGTTGCAGACGGCATGGAAAAGAGCATTGAAACACTCGAGGATAAACGTAAGGCGGTTTCAAAGTATACGTTTAAGAGTTGGTCGACAGTTTGCGACTCGTGGTTAGAAGACGTTCTTACATGCGAAGTCCCTGAACCCAGCGTATCTGTCCAGGTGTTGTCATAGTTCCAAGACGAATGAGACGTTGTTGATCTTCAAATGCAGGACCGTCAAAGACATCCTTCGTATCTGGATCAATCAAAAAGACCATAGTCTTGATTGACACCTTTTGCAGTCTACGCTTCTTGCGTTTCATATTTCTCAAATACGAATCATCTAGATATTCAGTCTTAATGTCTGGCTTGAACGCTAAATCCTCTCCAGTCGTGGTACTATCGTATCGCATACATGAAATTACAGGCGTTTCGCGACTATGAAGTTTACGATGGACTTCGCAGTCGACAGCCGCTTGCTTCAATAACAAACTAATTCGCTTATTGGTCACATCCTTTTCATATGTGGTTTCATAGAGGTATTCATCGGTGGTCATAAACGCTTCCACTGGATCGCCTTCATATCGCTTCGTTTTCAGATCATTGCGTCGCACCAACACTACATTGTTCGCTCCTTCTGTGGACTTGGATTGAGCTTCTGTAAACACACTAATGTAGAACGACACACGAACTGTGCGTGCTTCATTGGGTAAGGATGCATGAGAACAAATACGAATGGCACGTCCAACCACTTGATCGTGTCGTGCTGGATTCCAATGCGGTTCCATGATGTGAACGTGGCGAACATTGGCAAGTGTAATACCTTCCGCACCTGCAGCCGTAATCATAAACAAGACCAACTTCTTCTTGGGTGAAGACTCCACGGATTGTTTCAAACTCGCAGGGAAATCATCGGAGTACTTGGCGTTGAAAATCTGACGCATGTATTCACGTTGTTCCATCTTTTCATTGCCTGTAAAGAACGCATAGGCCGGTTTCTCAGGATCCATGGTTGGATCTTCAATCCATTGGTTGGCTTCTTGAGTGATTGTGTATTCTTGCCAACCGTTGGCATTCAGTATCGCACTGAACACACCCAACCCTTCAAGGTTTCGGAAGTTGCTGTAGAGCAGCTGTGTGTTCCACGTATCAGTTCCTAATGTACCTCGGATCATTTGAAGGAGTTTCAACATCTTTGGGCTGTAGGATGCAAGTGCTGTTTCAGTCAAGTATCTGTCTGGATTTGCCTTGATTTTCGCAAGGATGTCATCCTTTTTCTTTGAAGAAGGTTCATCTTCATTGACAGCGTCTTCCTCGGTAGGCTTGAGTTCAGGAGGGATTGCATAGTCGCACGCAAGTCGTGAGTTCACACGAAAGGTTTTCATTTCACTGTCTTCCGCTCTTAAGGGATTGAGTTTTCGACGCGCATCGCGACGAATTTCATCAAATCGCACCGATAAATAATTGTTGAACATTGCATCGGACATAGGGACTTTGACCAACATAGAGTTGTCCTCTATACGACGAGGAAGCATTCGCTCATCGGCTCCCTTGAAATAGGACACTAAACCTTGAATGCGGCGTTGAAATAACAATGTGTTTTTGAGTTGAAGACCTTCCATGAAGAGTGTTGCAAACTCATCATAGTCTGTAGGAAGACAGTCGAATGTTTCAGTCGTTACACGATCCAATGCAAGTTCTGCGCCACCTACATCGGTTTGAAACTTGGGAGCCCAAGAAGTCACCCAGTCAATTCCCAAGGGTATATAGGGTAAATCCTTGATATACTGAACTGCAATTCGTTCACCTTTCTCGCTGTAGACACTTCGGAAGTTGGGTGGATTGCGAGTGACAAGAATGTACTTCTTGAGTGAATTGAATTCAATTGAATCCATATCTGGAATCGCTCGTAAGGCAGTCTTCATTTGTTCTTCGTCCCATGTTGGAATGGCTTTCACTGGAATGACAATTCGTTCAATCGGACCTCGCAATAAGTTCATGAGATAGGAGATTTCATTCGCACGGTTGATGACTGGTGTTCCAGACAATGCAACCACTTTACAGTTCTTGGCTTTGTAAATCAAATCATACAACCTGCGTGCAATGTCTGAGGCATTGGAAATACGAGAGATCAAATTGTGAACTTCATCGATAATGACTACAGAGTTATCGTATGGATTGGTTCCGTCTTCTGGGGCGTATTTACCGATGTTGTTGGAGGATAAGCCGTTGTATCGAATGAATGTAAAGCGTTGATCAATGGTATCTTCAATTTGCTTTGCGATGATATCTTGTGCGGTTTTAGGCAGTGTAGAGTAGTTTGCAGCCTCGTTAGGAACGGTTGTAAAGAATGTGCGATTACGATCCAAAAATCCATCTGAAATTCCAAGTTTCTTAGCGACTGCACGTGTTTCATCGGTCAATGTTTGTTGTCGCCAGTGTTGATCGTACATATACAACGGATCGCCGCACTTACGAAGCTCGCCTCGGTAGTTGGATTCTAACGAAGCCGGTAATAATACGAACACCTTCTTATCGGACAACAGTGACTCTGCAACTGCAATGGATGAACATGTCTTTCCAGAGCCTAAGCCATGATAGAGTAACACGCCTCGATAGGGAGTTTCTTGAAGTAAATAATCACGCACAACCTTTTGATGCGGTAAGAGTTCGCGTGCATTCGACCCTCGCGCAAGACATACGTCTACGTCTTTATCCTCTGCGTCGGTGGGGCGACTTCGGTAGAGTAATAACGTTCGCGTGATGGCATCTGCAAACGCTTTTCGATTGGGGAGAACGTAGGCCATTGTTTTTCACAAGGATTTATAATGGAGAAAAATCACAGACTTTTGATGGTGACCTTCTTCCTTTTCTTTATGGCTGCGTTTCTCTACCTCCAACCTGGTATTGCGTTTGGTAGAGAAGGACGGATCCGTCCGTTTGGAACACAAGATAAGGAATCCACTGTATTCCCTGTCTGGTGGTGGGTCTTTATCTTGGCAGTCGTTTCGTATTGCTCGATGCTGGTAGTCTATCGTTTCCGCATCTAATTACTCGATCTCAAACGTTTCGATAATCGTTTTCAATTGGTTAAGCATTCCAGAACGTTCAACATGATGAGGACGAATCAGTGCTTCAGCTTGGTCCATCGATTTCCACGCAATTGCAGAGATCTCTCTGCGTTGCATGGGGGTAAACCGTTGTGAGAGATCCAACAGTTCAGGGTGTTTAAGAACGGCCACAAAGTAGATATGTTTATACTTGACACCGTTCAGTCCAACGAACGATTCTTCCAAGATCATGTTTTTTAAGACGAGATACGAATCACGTGGGATGTTTGTTTCTTCATCAAACTCTCGGATTGCACAGGCTACATCGGTCTCACCACGCATACGTCGACCTTTCGGAAACCCCCATTCAGGTTCAGTATAAACAGATAAATTGTCTCGCATCAATTGAATACGATCTAATTGGTTGAACTTTTCATAGCTTGGAAGATAGTCTGCAGACGCTCGATCGTCTCCCCACAACATTCTCCAAAGAGTTTCAAATGATTCAGAAGCAAGTGCAGCCTGTTCTTTCAAGGTCATATTCTGTACCAGTCGTGAAATATACTCTGGATCCTCTACATCATACTTTCCTCGCATAAACTCTGCAAAGCTGATACTGTCTTTACGACGTATCATAAGAAGATTGACTGAACTGGGCGAGATAGGTAAGGAGGGTGTGTCTAAGAGCAACAACCCACAGGATAACACTGGGTCTTTACACATTCGGAAGAGGTGACCTTTTCCCCCACAATTATTACAATACATTACAGGATGCGTTAGTTGTGGATTCACTGTCCGTTTTTCCATTGCTTTAAGCAAGAGTTTCTCAAGAAAGTTCCTCCGTAATCATAAATGGGACTTTTCTCCTCTAGACCTGCGAATCCGAATGTGTCGCTTGTAGCCCTTCCTTCACAAACAACAGCGGCAGCCACTGGGACACTGTCTACAATCGCGACCGTCCTCGGAGGCGTTATCCTCTTATATCTCGCATACCGTTTCTTCAATTACATTCAGAAACGAAATGGACTACCAGGTCTCACGTTTTTTGAAACCAAATCCTCTGGAGATAAGACGCCTTCAATCGTAGATGGAAAGGTGCGAACGGTCATTCCAGCAGGCGAGGTTCCAGTAGGTGCTGGATCGGACTACGGTCTTCAGTTTTGGATGTACATAACCAATTGGGACTATAAATTTGGAGCCGACAAGGAAGTGTTGAAACGTATTGCACCCAATAATCCTGCCATCATGGGTCCTCGTATCTTCTTGGCTCCGAATGAAAATACACTTCACGTCCAATTGAGTCTCTATCCATCCGATAGTCAGGCCGGTGCAGCCAATCCAAATTCAAATTCAACAGGAGATTCATTTAAGTGCAGTGTTGAAAACGTGCCATTACAATCGTGGTTCTCAGTGTCTATGACCGTGTTCCAACGAAACTTGGACATCTACATTAACGGTCGATTAGTAAAATCCTGTATTCTCCCTGGAGTTCCAAAGCCTGCTCTTGGAGACATCATCTTGAATGACAATGGTGGATTTGGAGGATCTAGTTGCAACCTCAATGGATATGCAAGTATGCTCAGTCCAGACGATGCACGATCCTTCCATGCAAAGGGTACAACTTGTTCACCCCCTGGAGATGCTACTAAGGAAGTCGATAAGGATTCAATTTTTGTCACTTTGTTTGGATACACCTTCCGATTTAGCACATTGAGTAAAGAAGGTAAGGAACTTAATAGTTACACCTTGTAAAAGACCATGCGAATTCTCCTGAAATGTCCAACACGAAGTCGGCCACAAAAGGTCATTCAAACATTAGCAACCTATATGAAGCTTGCAAACAATACCAAAGATATCGGAGTAGCTGTTTCATGTGATGAAGACGATCTATCGATGTTGCGAAATCTTGTTCAAGAAGAAGTTGTACGAACACTGCTTCCAGCTGGATGGTCTCGTATCTTTTTCAGTCCAAACAAAAGTAAAATTGAAGCCTGTAATGCGAACATGAACGAAATTGACTGGAATTGGGATATCGTGGTGTTGGTCTCGGATGACATGATTCCACAACTGAGAGGGTGGGATGATGTAATCCGCACGCATATGATCGCACGATTTCCAGACACGAACGGTATTCTATGGTTCAATGACGGACATCAAGGGGATAAATTGAATACATTATGTATCTATGGACGAGCCATGTACGAATCCTTTGGATATATCTATCATCCACACTACAAGAGCTTGTTCTGTGATACTGAGTTGACAGACCTGTGTAAAGGTAAACTCGCTCCTAAATGTTTATATGTTCCATATTGCATCATTCGGCATGAACATCCAGGAACAGGGTATGCTCAAAATATGGATGCACTCTACGATCGTAATCAGAAATATTGGAATGAGGATATGTATACGTACATTCGCCGCAAGAACTATGAATATGACTGGTCCGTCTTAATTCCTACCATTCCTGGCCGTGAAACGAAACTTCGTACACTCACTGCATCAATCCGTGAAAAAGTGAAACGAATTTGTCCTGATCTTCGACTTGAAATCTGTTTGTCCTTTGATAATCGCGAAACAAGTGTTGGACTCAAACGTCAATACTTACTCAACCAAGCAAAAGGAAAGTATCTATCCTTCATTGATGATGACGATACGATTACAGATGCATACGTTGAAGATTTATGGGCGTGTATTCAAGGAGGCTATCCTACCATGCGACTTCGTGGACAAATGAAACAATACACTTTCACACACAGTGTAAGTGTTAAGGTCGGTGATCGGATGGCTACGAAAGAAGATCCACCTGTCTTTCAACGTCCTCCCAATCATTTGAACCCAATGTTCTCAGACATTGCCAAACTCATTCCCTTTAAGAACGCAGTGCATGGAGAGGATCTGGATTGGACGATTGTACTTCTCAAATCTAAATTCTTGGAAGTTGAATATAGTTCACATCCATCACGAATTCATTACAATTACGACTTGGGAACACGTGAAGTTGGACCAAACGTTGCAATTCAACAGCAAAATATGACGTATGAGGAGATGTTGAAAATGGTGTTTACTCCAGCAGGAGAACCCATTCCTCCTGGAACGGTTAGTCTTGGGGGCATAACACTTGGGAAAATAGCTCTTCAACATCAACGAGAGAGTGGACTTAAACTTGGACCGAGAGGCTTTGTTTCTAAGTAAAGGACAATGAGTACTGTAGTTATTGTAGCGACCGTACTTGTGGTCGCAGGTCTTGTCTACTTTTTCTTCACTTGGAAGCCGAGTAAATACGATGATGATCGAATTGTTCTCTTTGAAAACTCGATCGCCGGAGATACGCAACTAGCGTATCCAGGTGCTTTGCCCAAGTCATTGAACCAACCGCAAGGGTTAACCTATTCCTATTCAGCCTGGATTTTGGTCAAGGACTTTACCGTAGGGTATGGCACGAAACGTCGTATTTTCTCCAAAGAAGATGCTCCAGGCGTTTACTTAGATTCAACGTCCAACGCTCTGTTGGTGGCTGTCAAGACCTTCAATACGACTGAAACAATTCTCATTCCAAACATTTCGGCGATGAAATGGATTCACTTTGCAATGGTCGTCGATCAACAAGCAGTGGATATCTATATTAACGGTATCTTACGACAACATCATACTCTAGGGCAGTTGCCCCAACAGAATGATGCAGTAGTCACAGTTGGTCCTGGGTGGGATGGTGTAGTAGCTCGTCTCTATTATTATCCTAGGTCAATCACACATCTTGAAGTGAAGAAATTAGTCAAGGAGACACCACCTGACGACCTAGAACGTAAATCCTCTGGACCTCAGTATTTTGATATGACCTGGTATATTGGACGGTTATATTCTAAGTAAAACAACAAATGAGTGCAGGTGGACAACGTGGAATTGATTTTTCAGGCATAACCGTTTTACGTAAACAATATACATCCGACGTCGTCGCGAGCAAGCGATTTCAATTGACCTATCAGACCTTTGCATCCACCACTGGTGCAAATGCATACCAAAACGAAACCCCTAACGCAACTGGTTCGTATCTAGACTTCCTCCAAGGACGCAAAGAAATCCGTGCATGTATTGATTGCTCTGGACTTGCGTTTGCCGGTCTTAGTAGGAGCTTTCGTACCTAGCCTTACGAGTTTTCTTTAGATCATCTTTCAATTTCTGTCTCTTAGTTTTGGTTGTGTTTGGGTTATAGGTGAAGAAGTACTTTAAAAAGTCCACAGACGACTTATCCGATGAAAGCTTTGAATACAATTCAGACTTGTGTTTCTTCATATCAATCAATGTCTCTTGAGTGCCTAGACAGTCCGTAGGCGTCAAGAGGGCATATCGCCGTTTTTCTTTGTGGTTCGCAAGATCCACCAATCGTTGAGCTACACACATTAGATGAGTGATTTCATCTTCGTGGACGCCTGAATACATATAGGCAATGACAAATTGAAGCATCGTAGGAATGGATGCAACCTTAATCCCATTGGCCATGGTGTGATAACTGTGGCAGGCTGCAGTCTCGTGAATACGCACCATGACATTTCCGTCTTTGTCAAAGATGTCTGTATGCGAAGGAAGTATTTCCGATCCCTCATGGGATTCAGTCTTCTTTCCTTTAGTCAAGGTTTCAAGGGTCTTTGGCTCTGCAAGAATAGTGATCGGCGCAGACCACTTCGCAACCTTACCTTGATGAATTTGTGATGCAGTAATTCCTAACAAGACTACATCGTGATCTTTCAAGATGGATTCAGCTTCCTTGCGGTTCTCTTCAGTTGCAGGAGTTTCTTCTTTTGGTTTATGTGAAGGGCAAACCATTGGATAGTGTGTGTTCAATAAGATCAAACGTTCATAGACTTTCTTCCATCGTGATACATCACCTTTAGGACGTGATAACTCGAGATACATTGACATACGAAGAAAGTTAGGTGTAACATAATGAATACCTTCTATCACTACATCCTCTTTCCACAATCTCTCAAAGATATCTTTATCCAAGTGTGTGATGTCTGCAACGCCTTCAAAGTCAGCAAAGACCTTGAACGTCCCAAGATGCATACCTGGCTTGACTTCTACAGTTTTAATTCCAGCTGCAGAAAGTCTATCTGCCAAGGTCATTGCGTGTTCTTGAGGTGTACGACTGTAGAAGTCATAATCCGGAACCGTTGTCTCTGGATCGTAGAATCGATCCTCTGGGGGCAATAAGTTATTGATCGCAGTTCCACCATAACACATCACTGCATAGTCTTTCAAGAACTGATGAACAATGGCTAAACTTTGTTTGGTAATTGGATTGGCGGCGGCCTTCTTATCGTTTTCCAGCTCTAACCGTCCCACGATCTTCTCCAAGTCTTCCATTGTAAGTAGTCTTGGAAAAACGGATTGCCTTTCTTTTTTTACTTGAGAGGCAGCAAGGATGCCTCGTCGATACAACCTTCGAAAGCGTGATAAGAACGTTAAATGGATTGAAGACGAGACCTTAAAAGATAAGGAAGAAGAGTCCGAATCTGAGGATGAAGACTTTGAACCTGATTCCGAAACCGAAGACGAAGAAGAAGACGAAGAAGAAGACGAGCTTGAAGATGAGGAAGAGGAAGAGGAAGAGGAAACTAAAAAACCTTCGTCCAACCCTCAGACTATTCAAATTCCTATCCCCAAAAATGGTCGTATCAAGATCGAGATTGATACTCAACCTGAGTATGAACCCGAGTATGAAGAAGATGAGGAAGAAGATGAGTTCGTGGATTACCTAATGAACAAGTATGTGCCTCCTCATAATAAGTTCAGACCCAACTCCGGTAAGAAATACAAGGATGAACCAGATTCACCAGTTCTTGAACTCAACGATGAAGAACAAGATTACTACGATGATCTCTCCAAATCCAAGCAGAAGAAGCTCAACAAACAGATGAAGAAGCTTGAACTCTTAATTGCTGGAAGTGGAATTCCTTACAAGTTCCGTGTGCTCGACTTACCGCTTGCAGACAGTATGAAGGCATCGGTGATCAAGAAAATTGACATCTTGAACGAAATGGGTATGGATAACAGCGAGAGTTATAAGCTTCGTACGTGGATTGAAGGGTTCATGCGCATTCCCTTTGGAACAACCATTCCTCTTCCAGTGAAGATCGATGATGGACCCAAGCCATGCGCAGAGTTTCTCTCCCAAACACGCAAAACATTGGACACTGCAGTCTACGGTATGAACGGTGCGAAAACACAGATCATGCAAATCCTCGCACAATGGATTTCAAACCCATCGTCGGTAGGCAATGTCATTGCACTCAAGGGTCCTATGGGTGTAGGCAAGACCAGCTTTGCAAAGAACGGTGTTGCCAACGTCTTGAAGAGACCCTTTGAGTTCTTCAGTTTGGGCGGTGCAACCGATTCAGCTAACTTCGTAGGTCATAGCTACACCTACGAAGGAAGTATGTGGGGACGAATTGCAGACAGTCTCATGAATGCACGTGCGATGAACCCAGTCATGTACTTTGACGAACTTGATAAAGTCTCCACTACACCACATGGTGAGGAGATTGTCAGTATGTTAATTCACTTGACCGATCGTTCTCAGAATAGTCAGTTCCACGATCGTTACTTTGCAGGTGTAGACTTTGACTTGTCTCAATGCTTGTTTGTGTTCTCCTTCAATGACGAATCCAAGGTTCATCCTATTCTGAAAGACCGTATGCAAGTGATCCACTGTAGTGGATATACCTGCGATGAGAAGCAAGTGATCTTAACCCAGTATGTCTGGCCTCAAATCTTAGAGAGGATCAAGCTTGATGGACTGACACTCACTGAGGAAGCTGTCAAGTACTTGATTGCTGAATTCTCACGTGAAGAAGAAGGCGTTCGTACACTCATACGTGCAGTTGAATCGCTTGTCACACGCATCAATCTTCTCCGCATCGCAGATGAAGAGACTGCAAAAAGCTATAAATTCTATAGTAAAATCTCATTCCCATTGGTCATCACTCCAACAGTCGCTCAACATATTCTACAAGACTTGGACTCGAAGCCTCCTGAAACATGGAGAGCCCTTTACACTTGAAGCCATTCAAACTGCTTGAGTGGTGCAAGAACGATACATGGATCGTCGTCCCACGAAGACACCATGAACTTGAGTTTTCCTTCAGGTTGAAGTGTCATACTCAAACAGTACTCAATACCGACACTTCGGAACGCGAATGGCAACGAGATTCGTATAGGTTCATAGGTTTTTGCGTCCATCGCAACGATACAATGAAAATACTTGCGAGGCGCTGAATATTCAACAAAATGAACTAGACACCAAAGCTCACCGCCTACACGGATTGGGATCGCGGATCCGCGTAGATGTTGAAAGAACCATGGTGTTTTATGAATGGTGTGAAACACAATTTCACTACCCTGTAGAGTTCCAATACGAAGAGGATTCCAAGAGTAGATGACATCGTTGGTTCCACTGATAGGGATCCAATTCTTCTCACAGTCTGATCCCAAGGGAGAATTCAAGACTTTGCAGTCGCTATATGTAGCCGAGTCTAAGGAATATGTACCGTAGACCATTCGGATCTTGTCCGAAAACTCTCGTGAGGTTCCGATGAACTTCAAAGTATTTTTGGCATCTTTGTAGAGACGTAAGTCTTCCAATCCATAGATGTGAGTTGAAACTGCAGGAAGACGAACCGATTTCTCATCCATCACGCGTGGACCTGTAGAAGGATTCCAAAAGACGTTCTGAGTTCGAACTGGGTGATCGGCGGAGTATTTACCGTCTTTCATCATATACCCTCCATCGGAATTGATGGAATAATTGACAAACCGAACATTTTCAATCCCATCACAGGAGGACACAGACGATGGATGATAGTCGCGTCCACAGACATCGCGCATAATTGGATGATGAGTGATTTCCGTGTTCTTAAGAGGTTCAATATAGAACGAATAGTTTCGGTAGACATTGTCTAATAATTCCTTTTTCGTTAACATGTATTTCATAGAGAGGCGTAATCCTTCACGCAATCGATCGAGGTAGAAGAAAAGGATGGTTAGTTCGTAGTCGAACAATCCTGTGTAGACATCGGTTTCAATAAACAGCGAATCCTGAGACAAGGGAATAGCTTTACCTAACTTTGCGTAATGGTATGCTTTGTAATGATCACCCTTTTCTCGAAAGTATTTCGCCATTTTATAGAGTGACTCTGCACGTGTGGGTCGGAAGGCATGCGCACGCAACATATACTTTTCAAATCGAGCTGGATCATCCAGAGTCAGGCAAGACTGTCCGATCATATAGAGTGAATACCATCGCTCTTCATCCCACCCACCTGCATTGTAGCGTTGTTTATAGAGCTTGATTGCATCTTTCCATCGTCCTAAACTATGATTCGTCTGAGCCAAATAGAACATGTAGCGGACATTGGTAGGTTCAGCTTTAAGACCTTGTTCCAAAAGTCTTGCATCACGTTCAAATTTATCGGACTTACACCCTCCATCATTTTCATCTTGAATCCATGCATCAATTGACTTATCCAAAGCAGCTGTTGGACCATCCCAATACTCATGTGTGACACCCTTACATGTCCAAGGATGATCCATTCTCACCAATCGTGTATTTGGATACAGTAAGTTTCCATTTCTCTGAAGAATTGTATAGCCCTTTTCAGTTAAGACTTGACTTCGAAGAGATCCTGCATGAAAGATCATATCTGCATCCAAGAGAAGACCGTAGACATCCCCTTTCCAGTCTTTCACGAACGATTGGGCTTCAAGAAAGCTTTGAGTACGATTGTATCCAAAATCCTTCCATTCGGATTTGGTGAGACAGCCTGTACGTGATTTCAAAAACTCTTCTGCAATTTCACAGGTATTGTCCGTGGAGCCTGTGTCGTGAATACAGAATGCGTCGACTAGCCCCTCCACTGCCTTCAAACATCGTTCTAAGATCTTAGATTCATTGCGAACCATGAGAATTAAGACAAACTTCATCGCGTCTCTTTTCTAGAACTCGCGTCTTCCGTGTAAAACAAATGACGACTGAATTTGTCAAGCAAACTATGCGTGAGAACCTCACACGAGTGTTGATCCCTCACGTCGCCGATGGGTTCTGGAGTATCTACGATAATGCAAAGTCTGCGTGTCAACGAAACGGTCAACCGGATAAAACACTTCAGACATTCCAGAACCTTTTGACCAGTATCCCTAAGTGGAACGACGAAACTTTACGTAAGGAAGTGGATCGTATCATTGCAGCGTCCAAATGTGATTACATTGAAGACTTACTACTCGGTGTCTTTGTCAGTTACATTCGTGCATTTGCAAGTCTTCAGCAATCGGAGTCCACACACGTGAACCTTGATTTTGAACGTCCTTCCATTGAAAAGTTCATTCACACCTTTTACATTGTCTCGGCTCGCAAGTGCTGGAGCCAAGCCTATCTATTTGATACTCTTGGAGTTGCAGCCACTCAACAGGCACGTAATCGTCGTGAGATTGAGGTCATGCTTGAATCCACTATCAACGAGGTAGTGGATAGCTTCATTCCGTGGCGCGCAATCAGCCAAGCCTATTTCCGAGGCGGTCGTGAAGAGACTCCTGCTCCTCCACCTGTCAAGTTTGAAGAAAAACCTACAGTGGTTGAATTTGAAGATGAAGATGAAGATGAGGAACCACCAAAAATAACTCTTGGAGAAGACGTTATTTTAGACGATGAGGACGATGCATCAGTCAACACAGAGGATGAACTCCTCGCCAAGACATCCGAGACCGTTGCGTTGAACTTGTAAAACTCTCAATGTTGAGGCTGAACAAAGATGGATTTATATATATTAGCCATGATTGCAGGAGTAGTCGCAGTGCTCACATTCGTCTTATACCTATGGGACCGATCGTCGAAACAGCAACCCATTGAATGGTTAGACGCAGGTAAGATTGCGTTGAGTGCTGGAGGTGTCGCGTCTGGGGTTGCGTATGCGGTTGGATCTGAAGATGCAGTTGGAACAGTCGTTTCTGCAGCTCAAGATATGTTTGTAGGCAAACCTGAGTTTTGATCCGTTGCTCTGCGTATAAACTCATCTACATCTGTATTACATAACAGAGGACTCAATTGATTAATCGTATCTTCTGGCCAATCCCACCATTTGATTTTCAAAAGAGCTTCAATTTGTTCAGGTGAAAATCTATATTTAATCAACCTTGCAGGGTTCCCCCCAGCGATACTGTAGGGTTCTACATTTTTTACAACATGACTATTGTGTGCAATGATAGCACCATCGCCAATTGTAACACCTGACATAATCGTGACGTTCGCACTAATCCATACATCATTACCTATCGTAACGTCTCCCTTTGTAGCTGGATGACCTTGTCCATTAAACTTATCAAACGTAGATTGATGGATATGTCCAAATGGATACGTAGATACCCAATCAGATCTGTGATTTCCACCTAGATAGATTGTTAACGGTTCTCCAATCGAACAAAACTTCCCAATGACCACCTTTGCATTCTCATTTTTCCAATGAACAATCGGTTTTCCATATGTATATTTTCCAACCGACATTGTATACAGTTCGTATGTCTCTTCTAAGTTCAATTTAAGAATCAATGAACAAGTACGAACTTCCCAATGGAATCGTAGAGATTTGATAGGAGGTCATCTTTGTGATTTCGTTTCGTGGCACTGCAGAATCCTTACAATACCTAGCAATTGCTTTATACAGATCAAATCCATGGTATCGGTCGTGTCGATCGAGTTCCTTACGAAACAATACAGACGTTCCATCCTGTTGCGTCATCCATTGTTTGAACACTTCAAACAGCGGATGTGTGTACGCATGCGTAGGTCCTTCTGGAAAGAGATCCCAAAACACAGACGTTGCAAATCGACCTAAATCAAAGCTGGGGTTCGGAGGAATGCGTGGTTGAGTTGTAGTGAAGAATGGTTCAAGATTGTATTGTCCTGCAGCTTCATCGTTCGATTGAAATTGACTACTGACAAAGGTTCGTGGCTCTTTCATTCCACAAAGACGTACCGTTGTGATGGCACGATCAAAATCAATGAGCTTTAGTATGTATCCATAGGTAGGAACCTTATACGAGTGTCCACCAGTCGTATAATACAAGAACTCTTGATCGGTTGGAACATACATGACGTTATTGCCATGAAGGTCATTGTGTGTGAATCCAAAGTTACGTTGAGCATAGGCTAGTGCAAACACCATTTGAGAGACCCACGCACAATGCTTCTCAGGTTCAGAATGTTTTTCAAGAAGATCGTAGAATGTGCCTGTGCACTTTTCCATGACCGTCGTAATGACTGGAACCTTACTAAAGATTGCCCATGCAAACGGTTCTCCATCACCTTCATCGTCCAGTCCATCCTCGCTGATTTCAGAACAGTCGCAGGAACGAATATCAAATTCATCGTCATCCTCCTCTGAACTAAAGTCGCTCTCGGAAAACGATTCGTCATCCTCCTCACTGTGAGAATGTGATCGAGTGCTGGGTGTATTCATACGCTCGGCTTCCAAGTCTTGAAACCCTTCCAATTGAATGTCCTCTCCCAATGCAAGTGTAGCTCGTTGAGATCGAGTATAGCTAAATTCTGCAGCCACATCATGTGGACGTAATTTCAATTCAAAGGTCTTTCCAATCTGGTCTCCAAACCATTTGCGATCCGACAAGTCTTCGTAATCATCGGAGATGTCAATCGTATGTGAGTCTGCTAAGCCTACATAGACACCATACACTCTTGGGAAATGGATACAGTCCGATTCAGAAAGAAGAATGGAGGTCAAAGCACCTACATACCCAGCTGTATGTGCGCTCTGGAGTGTGTCTTGTTGATCGGATGCATTCTCTTCAGAATTCGGAAGTCCCATCGTTCCGTAATCACCTCGCATCCATTTGAAGGGACTTAAGATCATCGTAGTCTTGCGATGGATCTCCACTGTCTTTCCTTTCACTTGAATGTGGTCTGCATCCACGATTTTCTGAATAGGATGGCTAAGGCGAACTCCACACTCTCGAACGTTAGACAAGGCTTCAGTCTTGAACAACTTCTCAAGGGGTGGGAAAAAAGACTGGGCTTGTTTGAACTTCCATGCTGAGGTGTCCAAGGGTGTAGTTCGTTGCACCTTCAATTCGATTGGGAGTGTACGAAGGTCTTTTCCCATTGTTTCACCCCTCGGAGAACCAAAACGGAAACCGAACGAGCTAACAGTTTTGACTGTATTATGATACACTTACTCATCTTCCTCATTGCAGTCTTGATCTTATGGGTCTACGAAACCATGAAACGCTTCCTCCGTCAGACACCTGTCGGTTCTACATAGACAAAAAAAAGAATTGGATTGAACAAGATGAACTTTCAACTTCGAAAGTTTAATATGGAGATGATCACGGATCGATGTGAAATCGACAGTCGCAAAAGTCCGATGATTGTAGTGATCGGTAAGAAGGACACAGGGAAGTCTTTTTTGGTTCGTGATATCCTCTTTAGCACCCAACGTCATTTTCCAGTGGGAACCGTCATTTCCGCCACGGAAGTCGCCAACGAGTTCTTTCAGAACATGGTTCCGTCCAAGTTCATTCACGATAAATATCGTCCAGAGATTGTTCAAAATGTTATTAAGCGACAAGCAACTATTAAGACGAAACGCAATACAGATAAGACAGCTCACGGAGGATCTTCGTCCATTGATCCACGCGCCTTCTTAATTTTAGACGATTGTTTATACGATGCAAAGTCTTGGATCAATGAAGAGTCTACACGATTCGTCTTCATGAACGGTCGTCATATCGATCTGATGACCATCATTACGATGCAATATCCTCTTGGTATTACGCCCAATCTGCGAACTAACGTAGATTTTATCTTCATTTTGCGTGAGAATATCCTGGGGAATCGTAGAAGAATCTACGAGAATTACGCAGGCATGTTTCCAACGTTTGATATGTTCTGCTCTTTTATGGACCAGTGTACGGAGAACTATGAAGGCTTGGTCATTTGTAATAACGTGTCTTCGAACAAGTTGGAAGATCAAGTGTTCTGGTATAAAGCTTCCGATCACCCACCGTTCAAATTATGTGATGCTTCCTTGTGGGCTGACAATCGCCCTTTCCAATCTGCAATGTTGTCTTCAGACGACTACAATCCTATGAGCTTCAAAAAGAAGAATACAGGTCCAAGTGTGTGGGTCAAGAAAACTGATGGACGTTAATACCTGAAGAGAGGCTTGCGTATACCGCGACGAGTCTTTCTGGCCTTCTTCAGTCCACGCTTCTTGGTGTTGCGTCCAGCCTTCATCGTGGTATCTGGCGCAACCATAGGCGAGGAAGGAGGTGCATCCGTGGGCATAGCACTCTCTGCTTTCACCCCAGCCTCGTTGGAAATAGTGTTTAGTGCATTGATTAAAGTACCTTCATTAGATTTATCGGACAATATCAATGCTTTCTTCTCTGATTCGGAAGCTGCAGCTATTGCCATAGCTTTGGCTGCTTCCTCTGCTTGGAGTTTTGCGATTTTATCAAGCACCGATTTTGGAGTCGGAGCGACCGTTCCAAATTGTTTACTTGATGGTTTGAGATTCTTCTGAAGCTGCTCTCTTAAAGCAAGTATTGCTTTTTTGTCATCGTCATTATTGAATTTGAGACTATTTATGTCAAATTTTACATCATATAAGCATGCAAGTGTTGCAAGTGAAATTGCCGTAATACCAGCATTTGTGACACACATACTACCTACGAAACCGAGTGCAGCCTTAGCTGCATTAAAAATGATTGCTGTGGTGCTAGGATTTGCTAATGCAATTGCAGTTATAGGGATTGCCTTAGTGACATTTTCAAATGAAAAAAAGTATGCATGAGCTTCTACTGCTGTCTTGCCAAGTGCAGTCTTTAGAGGAGCAAGTTTATCAACAGCAACAGGAACAGCAACAGTCTTAGGTTCTCCTGCTCCACCCTTCTTCTTTCGTCTACCGCCTTGTGTGGTGTCCATCGTAGGTTCAGGTTCAATTTCACATTTTGCAAGCTGGTCAATGAGGTCAAATAAACCTGAAGACTCTAACGCATCGACAGCAGGTTTGTATTTATTAATCACATTATTGACGATATTGTCCTTACCTTCACTTTTCGCTTTTTCATAACGCGCTCGTGTTGCGTCAGATGCGTACTCCATGAATTTGTCGATGGTGGCTTGATCATACTGTTTCTTCATTGGAGGAGTCCCATCACTCTCCATATCGAAACGGCGCTTTCTACTGATTCCAGACATACTTGTATTTTCATAGAGATATTACTCTCGTAGTGCGCCTTCCGACGGATGAATGGGTTTGGATGCATCCTCCAATTGCTTGGCTGCAACCTCGGCTGCGTTTGCCTTGCGTCTCTTCTCATTCTCTTCCTTCTGTGCCTTGATCTTGGCTTCACGTTCGTCCGCAAAGAAGATCTCCTTATTGGCCTCGTTCTCCTTGTATCGGCGCATGAGCTCATTCAACTCCTTCTCAGCATACTCAACCTCAGGCATCAAGTGTTCACTTGGGTCCCATGGAAGCCAGGTACCGACCTTACCGATATACAAGTTGTCCTTGGGATACTTGCGTTGTAATACCTTCGCCATGACTTGTGCCTCCTCGACGGTTGGGAAACTGCGACGCACCTTGACTCCACGCACATTGGTTCGGAACTCAACCTTGTTATCAAACTTCTCCTGAAGTTCCTTCTCGTTCTTTAAGAGAAACACCTGCCACTGTTCAGGTACATCGGTTTCACGAATCTCCTTGTCGCGAACCTTACCAAACTCCTCTGCATCTTTCAAGAGGTCGTCGATCTTAAGACTGTATTTTTTAGACAAGAACACCATCAAGTGCTCGAGTCCCTTGACCTTCCAGTCGTAGTCCATAAATTTGATGAACTCTTCAAACATATATTCTTGTTTCTGCTTGATCACTTTCTCAGGGCTAAGGAAGGAGACAATGCAATATTTCTGAGTTGGAACTTCTGGGTCTTCATCCAGGTAATCCACCTTTGAACCATCGTCTTCGTGCGTAGGAAGTATTTCGCGCTTTGACATGTTTATGTAAACAGAGTGTCTCCTTTGTAAGTTGTTTCTACGCAGAACACAATGGGTTACGGATACACCGAAACATTTTTAATTGTCTTTATGACCCATCCGAACGTGATTATTCCGTCGATGGCCTCTGTGGAAACTATGATGCCCACCTCTGGACTTCTTCCAGTTGGAGGCTTACCCCCTATCGTAAGTTCGTTGTTGCAGATGTTCTGGGTATGGATTCTCAGTCTCCCAGGTGAACGAAGTGCAGGTCTAGGGTGGACTATGTTCGCAATCTACCTCATTTTCCTCGCCCTTTACCTTTATTATGGAATGGGTATGCGCATCGCAAAGGGTGTGTAAACTTTCGTCCTACAGAGTAATGTATCGAGGCGCCACTGCGTTTTTAATCATCTTCCTGACCCACCCAGGTATTCTATTTCCAATACCAGTCAAAGGACCTGTGTACATATGGGCTCGTGGACTTTTCCAAGCGAGCTGGGTGACTCTCATGCAAAGCTTTTCAGAAGGCTCTAGAAACGTCATTGCCTCCATGGTGTATTGGGGATTTTTCATTGTATGGGTCTATGTGCGAACGGCCATCGCAGTCGCTGAAGCTGGACCCTAAAAAATCTTCGCGTCTTTTCAATAAACCAATGGATTCAAAGCCAAAGCCAACAGCACCTGCTGGATTCGATATGAGTGAGCTCGTTATGCGATTGATTAAATACTTGTTAGAGGGTCTCGCGGTCGCCGTCGCCGCCTATGTCATCCCTGGCAAGACAATGCGTCCTTCTGAGGTCGGTATGATTGCCTTGACCGCCACAGCCACATTCGCCATCTTGGATATTTATGCACCTTCCGTCGGAAGCTCAGCACGCACTGGTGCAGGTTTCGGTATCGGTGCAGGAATGGTCGGATTCCCTGCTTAAACTGGTTTCAATGTCGTCGTAACCAAAGACACAATCGTAGCACTCATAATCGTTGCATAATTATTTTGCGTCATCGTCATCGTATGTAATAAAAATGAACACACCGGACTTGCAGTCGTCACCAAGGATTGTATCACTCCTTCCCACGAATGAGGGATACAATATTGATCATACAGCCTGGAACTCAAATAATGAACACCATAGTTCAATCCAAGCGATAGTGTAGCTACCTGAGCTGCGACTAGCGCCATTTTCAGTTAAGGAGATTGTTTTAACTATGGGATACCTTGTACGCTTTCAAGGAAAGTGGTATACACTCCAACCCAAGCCCTTTGAACCTGAACGAATGACTACAGACATTGCATGGAGTCAACTTAAACATCAATTGACTCCACAAGAAGCCTACCGAGCATGGTTCAAACATCAAATAAAGATTTCTCGCTTCTTTCAACAATGAATCAGTGGATACTTGCCCTCGCCTTCGCAATTGTTGCAATTCTAGTCTACAAACTCTGGAAGCCTATGCTTAAACCTCCTAAGGCAAAGCTTCAACCCAATGAAGCACGAATCTACTTTTTCTACACTGACTGGTGCGGCTTCTCTCAGAAAGCAATGCCTGAATGGGAAAAGTTAGAGAAGAGCCTTGCACGTGAAGGAACCTATGGAAAGACCCATGTTAAGCCGGTTCAAGTCGACTGTGAGAAAGATCGAGCTAAGTGTTCTTTGTACGGAATCAACTCCTATCCTACCGTTGTCTTGGAAACCAAAGATGGAATTCATGATTTCAACCAACGCCCCACACTGGCAAGTCTAAAGGGCTTCCTTCGCAGCACGTTGGGTCAAGAACGCGAGAGTTTGTGAGTATCCTTCTTGAACGAGAAGATCTCGCTCTTTCTGTGAAAGATCTGAAAGTGGACCGATCGAAATATTATGAAATCTCAATACATTCGATCCCTTATATTGCCTTGCCGTACCACGATAGACTGCGAACAATAATTCAGTCAGAGAACTGGATGGAGTGACTGGTGTAAACTCTCCAGAAATATGAACAACGAGTGTATCCTGTGGAACCGCGACTTGAATGCAGGATACGTGCGCAACTGAATCGAAATAGACTGATCCATAGAGAATTTGAGGTTCAAAGATCAACGGAATTGCCATCGAGCAACGAAACGCATCCAGAATAGGCACCTTTCCAGTCAACAAGGTAATATCTCCAGACGTCATATTGGATGCAATTATCCATAACTTCTGAGGTGCGTCGCAAATACACTTATCTCGAAGATCTACACCACAGTCATCAAAGATCTTCAAAAACAATTCCATCATTCGTTCCATAGAGAAGATACCTTTTCGTTGAATGAGTGTCAATAGATGATCCAACGTCAAGTCTGGAACAAAGTTTGAAAAGGCACCATATGTATCAAATGCAGTTCGAATTTTACCCAAATCAATACGAAACGCAATCACAGTTGCAATAAACGCACCGATACTTGCACCGTAAATTCCATCTGGAAACTCTAAATCCCCTTGAACTTCTTGAAGTGCACGAAGAGCTCCTAAATGAAGCCCTCCGCGTGCTCCTCCTCCGCCTAATGCGATGGAACGATAGAAACGTCTCATACTTTTTGTACCTTTGTAGTAAGCATGTTGAAAGCTCGTGATGTTTGGGACGAACAGGAAGCACGCAAAGAACAGCGAATGTCAGCGATGCGACCTGTATTAGCCCAACTCTATGCGAGAATCCGTAAACAAGCCGTTCATTCACCCAATGCACCGTATGTTGTCTTTGAGATCCCAGCCTATGTATTTGGTTATCCGTTGTTTCAATTGACGGAAGCACGTGACTACCTGACAACCACTCTTCAGACCTCTGGATACTGGGTGTGGGTCGTCGATGAAAAATACCTGCTCGTCTCGTGGATGAAGACTACAGGACGTTCAGCAAACTATCGCCCACCACTCGTGACCAACTATCGTCCACAAGTCTATGATCCATCTTCACTGAATACAATGCGATAATATTAATGACTTGGCGTCAAGATGACACAATACCAGCACCGTATTTGGTAATTACCGGAATGACCTATCTAATGCCTGCATGGCTCGCATGGAAGTATGGATTTTACTACTCATTGGCAACCTGCTTATTTTTATGTGCCACGACAATGTCCTTCCATTGGTTTCGAGCTCAATGGATTTTCAGTTTAGACCAACTTGCAATCTGGAACTACACACTCTGTTTATTGTTGAATGCGTATTATGCAGGTCCATCTGCATTGGGTATATGGGCTTTTTCTGTAGGCTATTCACTTTACTCCTATTTTGTCGGACGATACCTTTCGATTCTATGTTGGGACCCAGACTGGGCTACTCAAATGTTCTTCCATGGACTCATCCATATGGTAACTGCATATGGTGCCTGGTATGTCTTCACGAAACGCAATGAACTTTTACTCGCTTCTTAACAATGAAAGCCTATCAAGTGTATTTCTTCTTCTTGAAATCGATCGTCTTACTTCAAGTCGTTTTGACTGCGACTGACTTCAAGGTCAAAGACAGTCCACTCTTTGCGATTGTCGACACCATCTTTAAGATTTCACTGGGACTGTTCCTAGGGATTTACTTTTGGTTGTTTACACCCAAAGGACTGGATTGGGAAGATGGATTTATTGTTTCCATTGGCGGATTTCTCATTCTGACCGAAATTGAGTTCGAACCTTTGATTGAATTGTATCATAGTCGAGATACACTCATTGAGGCTCTCTTCAAAAACGGACAATCAAAGTCCACTGCGTAAGTGAGTATGGACTGTCTACATGAAACCATTGATGTAGACGATGGAGAACGTGTATGTACGTGTTGTGGAACGATCATGGGAAGCTTCATTGACGAAAGTGCAGAGTGGAGAGTGTATGGAACCACCGACGAGGATCCAACTCGAACTGGAACGATTACCTCGGAACTACTACCGAATTCATCGTATGGTTCAATGATGATGCGTAAACGAATTCCGAATCAATCGGAAGAATCAAAAAGTATTGCAAAACTCTCTGCATGGTCGTTCTCGTCTCACGGCGAGCGTTCCTGGATGGGAATCTTTGATGCAATGCAAACCACTGCACTTCGCTCTGGACTTACCAAAGCGATCATCATCGATGCCTGTGGACTGTTTAAGAACATTGAAGAGTCACAGAAAACACGTGGTGAAACACGTCGATCGCTGATGGCAGCTGCAGTCTTTACAGCCTGTCGTCAGAATGATGCAACTCGAAGTCATGAAGAAGTAGCTACGATGTTTGATGTGAGCATTCGTGCTCTTTGTAAAGCGCTTTCTAAATTTGAGAACGAATCAGCCTCGGTTCTCAATACTCAACTTGGGTTGGCTGAACGTATGTGTGTTGATTTAGATCTTCCAGAGAAAGATCGTGATGAAATCGTTCGAAGGCTTCAAGCTCTTCCAGAAATGGAACATACACCTAAAACTATTGTGTCTGGCGTAGTGTACATTGTACTGGGAGGTCAACTCCAACGTGTATCGACTGCCTCTGGAGTGTCTAGCGTATCGATCCGCAAGATTGTGGAGAAGATTAGGGCATTGGAAAGTAAGTAATTGAATACGTGTAGGTTTTTGTGGTGGTTGTGTTTGAAATCTGAATATTGGATGTACTGAGAGTTAAGTCTGTATTCCCTGCAATGTTTGATGCCAAGACTGAAGCATTGGATGGGGTATAGGCAAAATAGAAATAGGCTGCACGATTGGCACTTGATGCGTTGTCAACGGTTGATACTTGAACGATCCCCCTTTTTAAGGTTCCAATAGTTGTGTTTCCAACGGCTGCCGAAACGGATCCCTGAATGGACGTATACCCACCAGATGAAGTCAGGAATCCGTTGCTGAAATCCAATGTATTCAACGAACTATCGCGTGCTCTAAAATTACCGTTCAGATCAAATGTTCGATCTCCTGGTGCAATGTTCACACTTAAATTTCCTTGGATTCGAGTACTACCTGACACATCGATGGATGCATTTGTAGTGGGGTTCAAGATGCCCCCAAGTCCAACCCAATTCAAAGACAAATCTGCAGCAATAGGGAACTTGTTGCTCAATCCGAGACGGAACTGATTTGAGATGTTTCCTGGACGAATGTAGTGTCCGACTAATATGTTTGAGTTTCCGACAGTACCTGTATCGGTTCCAATGAAAATGTTAGAGGTTCCAATACCGCCAGCTGAACTCGTTCCGATTGAAATCACATCCTTTCCGTTAACTGCATCCTTTCCTGCAAACCATCCAATGTAGACTGAATTGCAATCGTTTGAAATATTACTGGCTGCACCGTAGCCTAGTGCAGTCACCTTGGATACACTTCTCAAAAAGTTATAGGCATTGCCTGCGTTCGATCCAACATACACATTGTTATTGGCATCACCTATCGCCGCTGTAAATACGGAGACCGAATTCCCAGAATAAGTATCCACGTTTGTCACTTCAAGGCTTGGAACAAAGACGTTCGCCGTTGTATCGTACCGATAGATCGGACGGAAGACGTTCGATAAGTAATTTTGTATTCCAGTCGTCCGACTCATTGTATATGGTTTAGGTGTTTTCTGTGTATACTATACAACGAACGATGTCCTTCACCCTCTTTCCCATTCGTCCTTCCGAGCAACACCTCTATGACATGTATAAGAAATCGGTCGCATCCTTTTGGACTCCTGAAGAAATCTCCTTTGTGAAAGATGCGGAAGACTGGGCTAAGTTAACAGATAACGAAATACATTTTATTACACATGTGTTAGCCTTCTTTGCGGGTTCCGATGGCATTGTGATGGAAAACCTTGTTCGACGATTTCAAGGTGAGGTGGATAGTCAAGTGGTCAAGCTCTTTTACAGCTTCCAAAATGCCATGGAAGGTATTCATTCAGAGACGTACAGTTTGTTGATAGACACATATGTGAAGAATGAGGAAGAGAAGGCTAAGCTCTTCAATGCCATCACAACCATTCCCTGTATTAAGGAGAAGGCAGACTGGGCATTGGAGTGGATGAATGCAGAGAGGAGCTTTGGAACTCGGTTGGTTGCGTTTGCCTGTGTGGAAGGTATCTTCTTCTCCGGTGCGTTCTGTGCCATCTTTTGGTTGAAGAAGCGTGGTCTTCTCCCTGGATTGACCTTCAGTAATGAGTTGATTTCTCGCGATGAAGGTCTTCATACACAGTTTGCAGTTGCACTCTTTCATACACTACCCAACAAACCCAACCCTGAAGAGATTCAGGCGATTATCATGGGAGCTGTCCTTCTCGAGAAGGAGTTCATTTGCGAGTCTCTTCCTTGTGCATTGATTGGAATGAACTCAAAGATGATGAGCCAATACATTGAATTTGTTGCAGATCGTCTTGCGGTTCAGCTGGGATTGAACAAACTCTACAATGCTGCAAATCCATTTGATTTCATGGAGTTGATTAGTCTTGAAGGTAAGGCTAACTTCTTTGAGAAGAAGGTGTCTGAGTACTCACGACCCATGGACAATGTAGGCGCAATCCGATTGGACGACGAAGATTTCTAGAGTGTTCCACATAACCAATCTATCCACACCTCTCCATAATTACATGTAGATCGCCGATGATGTTCCAAATGATGTTCCCCATCTACTAGCCAACCAGTTCTCTTATCATGTCTCATCATTCCTCGTATATTCAAAAACACTAAAATACCCACTGTTTCTTGCCAGCTATACCCATAGAACAAATAAGGCAGAAACATACCTATTCCTTGAAAAGGACTTTCTAGCCAATGCCCCAAATACGTATCCATCCACTGCGGTTCCTCTTTCTGATGATGAATGCTATGTATAGGATACAATAAGTTGCTATGAAGCATTACATGTGATATATAAAACCATATATCGTATGTAAGGACTGGAAAATACATTCGCCATAACATTTACTAGTATCCTTTAGACAGTCTTAAACAAGATTTCTAAGCTAAGAGTAATGGACCCTAGAATAGACGACCTTAACCGTAGTTTACCCAAACTCGGAAAAGTCAAGATGGAAACAGTTAATAAAATTGAGTCTGCAATCAATGAGATTGTAGATATAACCGAAACAGATGATAGATATTTTGAACTCAAATCAAAAGCGTTGAAGTTGAAAACTGAGTTTGAAGCTCTTGCTTCTAAAATTGTCTATGAGAACCCAAGTGGAGGACGATTGATGACACGCAAATACTGCAAGAAGACACCCTGTAAGAAGATGGGCTTCACACAGAAGGCTTCATGCCGTCCTTGGAAAAACTGTTATAGAAAGAGTAAGAAATGAAGTATACTAAAATCCTCGCAATTGTCTTTGTGATCGTCGCATTTGCTATCTTTTTCATAAGTCAACCAGTGCGCGAAAAGGCATGTCCATTGACGAATTCAGAGACAGCACCAACGGTGCAAAACTGTGCGGAACTAAATGGTGTTGTCAAGAATGGACAATGTGTTTGTCGTGATTAGTTCTTTCGTTTAAAGAGACAACAACTCCTCTTTCCAAAGGATAAATGGAATTTGAAAACGCCGCAATCGCACTGCTCGCATCGATGGTATTAGTCCTCGCCGGTATGGTCGGTTGGCTGTACTGGCAACAAACTCGTATGTTCCAGAACATGAACAACATTGTCATGGCGCTCGGCGAGCTCGCCCAACGTCAATTTGCTCCAGAACCTGAGCTCGTGAAAGAGGAAGACATTGAAATCACAGAAATCGCACCTACTCTTCAAGAAGATGATCGGCTCTCTGTTGAAGAGGATGAGGAAGAGAAGCCAGCCGTTGTAGATGGACCCTTGGAGATCGATGGACTCGAACAGAAAAGCACCAAGGAGCTCCGTGATATGTTAACCAAGAAGGGCATTCCTTTCGGAAAGCGTGATAACAAAGGTGCATTGATTTCATTGCTTAAAGCCACTGCGTAAATATAAAGTATGAAGTTAGTTTCGTTTGATGTAGGATTAAGAAACCTTGCCTATTGCGTGTTGGAAGGAACCGACCGCACGGATGTAAAGATTGTCGATTGGAACATCATTGATGTCTTGGGTGAAGCCGCAGGTGTTGGAGGTGTGCGCTGTCATCGGTGTCCAACTTCAGCTCGATATGAACATGCTTCGAATGGCACATTTGCATGTGCGAAACATGTTCCAAAGAAGAGAGGTAAGATCATTAAATCTGAAATCAACAAGCTCACTCCAAACCAACTCCACGAAGAACTTGCCAAGGAAGGATTGACGACCGATGCAACCAAGAAGGTAGACCTTGTGAAATTACTGTACAACCATCGCAAGCAGAACACCTGGAAGAAGTGTGTGTCATCTGCGCTTTCCGGTTCGGTCTTGGATCAAGCTCCTGCATTGGTTGCGTGTTTGGATAAACGTGTCTCTTCTTGGAAAGACTCAACCTTGGTTGCAGTTGAGAATCAACCTGAGCGACGAATGTATGCAGTTCAAGCGATGCTTCAAATGTATTTCACGATGAAGGGTATCAAGAGTGAAGGTGTATCAGCCACACACAAGTTGTCCAACATTGTCACGGTAGAGGATTCAGTAGGAACCTACAAGGGACGTAAGAAGACAGGCATTGCCCATGCAAAGGAGTTGGTTCCACAAGAGAATCAAGAGCATTTCTTAAAGCATCCCAAGAAGGATGATCTTGCAGATTGTTTTCTTCAAGGACTATGGGTGTTAGAACATCAACGCGTTTAGACTTTCAGAAGGACAACCAAACAAGTTAATAAGAATGGATACAGACTTACTTGTGAACCACGCTATGGGTGGGATGGCCAATCTCGAAACGGTAGACATTCCATCGCTCCACTTTGAAGAGATGGCACCGACCGAACCCATCCCTCAGCCAAAACTTGTTCCATCGTTCGAAGATACTGGACCCATCCGTCTCGATGGTATTGAGAACTTCAATGCAGAGCCCTACGCTCCAGCACCTCCCAAGCGAATGTCCGAGGAGAGTGTGATGAAGGAGAAATATGAAATTCTCCGTAAATTTGAACGTTTGTCCAAGATGGGTGTTCCAATGCGCAAACGCTTCACGATCGACAGTCCGTTGGAAGAAATGAAGATGGAATTGGAATTCATCAAGCGTGAAAAGTCGATGGACTCAACCATCAAGCAGTTCTCTGAATGGTTTGTGACTGGTATGTCTGCAATGGAATATGGTTCCAAAAACGTTGCAATGCTACGTGCCTTTGGACTTCAATTAGACGGTCTTTCTGAAGCTGCACAGATGAACGTGGTCGATCTAGAAGATGACTTTGAAGAGTTGTATGACTTGTATGGTGAGAGTATGAAGATGCATCCAATGGTTCGTATTCCATTGAGAACCTGTATGATGATCTATATGGTCCACTTGACCAATCAAATGACACGTAAAGCACCGATTCCCAACATTGATGAGATTATGCGTCAAAATCCTGACATTGCACGCCAGTTAGCGTCTGCAGCCATGCAGAACCAGACTCAACAAATGCGCGGATCTGCACAGGTTCCAGCTCCTACTCAGCAACAGGCTGCAAGTAATCCATTGAGTGGACTGATGAGCTTCATGCAAGGTGCGACTGTTCAAGCACCACAGCCACCACCGAGTGTGATCCCTAGACAACCTTCTGAATCCAAACCCATTCAGATTGGAATTAAGAAAGCCGTGGCTAAACCTACACCGGTTCAAATGAAAGGTCCAGCCAACATTGATGATTTGTTGAAAGAGATCAAACAGAATGTCATGCCACCTCAAGGACCTCCACCTCCAGCGCCTGAGAAGGTCGGTAAGCCAAGCAAAAGTAAGGCAGGATCCACCGGCAAGAACAGCGTGGTGATAAAACTTTAACTTGCGTTAAAATAAATGCCGAAAACACGATCCATGAAGACTAAAATGGAGTTACAACACTCTTTGCAGTTTCTTGAACTTGATCTAAAGAAAGCAAAGACTAAAGATGAGATTGCAAATATAAAGAAGAAGATTAAGGATACCAAGGAGAAGATTGCAAAGAAGGGTGGACGCACTCGTCGTGGAACTCGTCGTGGAACTCGTCGCAATTAATCAAACAATCTAGGAATGGAGGGATCGTAGGCAGGCTGATCGACCTTCTTTTCAGTTTCCTCTACTTTCTTCTTATTTTGCATTCCCTCGCGGTTCTTGGACGACACACCTTGAGCAATAATGATGTAGCCTGCAGTCAACAGAGTAGAAACTACAATATCACGTGTTCCGACAAAACAGACTGCAAAAATCGCCAAGCGACGCAAAATGACATTCCGTGTGTATTCATCTGGATTTACACTGAATTCGTCCACTAAATACTTTGAGCCTAAATTGAGAAGGATGAGCATCGTTCCCAAAAAGAACTTATTGTCGTTCAGAAGATGTAGCATTGTTTAATACGTAGAAAAAGGAGATCCGCCCATAGGGTTATCTTCCTTGGGTGAGAATGATTCAATGGAAGGCACGCCACCTTGGTTCAATGCAGAGATTGCTGCGGCTGCACCTCCAGGTGTGGAGCCTCCTGGAGGACCTGGAGCTGTGGGAGGAGCTGTTAATACAACTTGGGAACTAGGCATTGATGAAGTTGTTGGAACGTCCTTACATTTATTAGTGGCTGTATCCATCATTTGTCCAGGTGGGCAGGAGGGCATTGTAGGAGTAGAGGCGTCGAGGTATTCACGAACTGCACCTGAACGAAGAAATGCAACCAAGACGAGGAGAGCGACGAGCTCACTGACATACTTCCATACAAAGACGACAGTGCCGAGTGCAACAATCTTTCCGATGGCAGACGAGAAGAACTCCTTCATGGCGTAGGGGCATGGCACTAATGAGATATAGGCAATTAAAGCACCGATCGCGATCCACTCATTTCGTTGACTGAGTCTCATTTATACCATTCTTGTCATATTTTTCTACCCCCTTTCAAAGTAATGAACTACTCCAATGTGGAGGATGTCTACGGAACACCGTTTGGGCGCCAGACACTTTTGACTGATCAGAAGAAGGAAGCAATGACGAACGAGAAAACCCCTAATAAGACGAAGTCCATGATTGCAGAGGTTGCAAAGACATTGCCTCTGGATACATCCGGAGAGACTGAGAACTTCCGTGTTCAAGAAGCTGCACCTATTCCTCAACGACAGAAGGTCCAGGAACGATTTTCTGATCCCAATGATGATAAATTATCACGTATTCTCCGCTTGATTGAGCAGAACCGTACAGGATATGAACGCCCTGCAACGCAGGATATGGTGTTGTATGTGTTTACAGGGATCTTCTTCCTCTTTACATTGGATACATTCGTGCTTCTAGGCAAGTCTATGCGCGGTAAGTAAGTTAACGCACATAGTTCAAGCGAGTTTGGAACGATGAAAAGTCGGTGAAGCCATTGTCTAAGTATTCAATTTCAAACAAAAACGAGTTCTCACTGGTTCCAAAGGTAATGGGGGCATTGAGAACACGACCAGTAACATCTCCAAGAGCCGTTGCAGACGCTGCAACTCCTGAATGATACTTGAGTGTAATATGCAATCGATCCAAGGTTGAGATCGGAGGTCTGTAATAGGTGATATTTTTCATATCCAAGTTGTCATTGTAGAAGATTGTCAAATCGGCTCCTGTTCCAGACTTTGTGAAGTTTGGATTGGAGATTTTGGCAAATGTATTATCAACAAAGCCAGATCGATTGGCTCCGAAGGCAGTCTCGTCCATTTTATCAAGTCCTTCAAGAGAGAGTAAGACATAGTTCTCTGTAAAGTTGGTAGATTGTGGAGCTGCAATAATTGCAGATTTGAGACGAATGGACACTACGTTCTCGATGGGGCGAGGAAGATAGACGACATATTCGCCTGGATCGGAAGCAGAAGCACCTCCATTCACTTTGACAAACTTGGTTGGATCGCGATCGCGTGAATCAATTGCAATCGTCTTCTTAAGCGTTCGAAGTTCACTAACTGGTTGAGTTTGACGGACTACTACACCATTACGATCGTACTGCATTATTAGTTGCTCCGAGATGTTTTGGCGAGGTCGGCATCCGCAGTACGATATGTTTTTCCATGAAGGACAAAGGAATACACTCGTGCCATTCCCCAGGCTTGGGCGGATGCGCCAGGACGATGACCGGTTCTCCACGCAGCCATTCCGCGATTATACACTGTTTGAAGTGTCTTGACAGGAACTCCTGTTGCTTTTGAAATTTCAGGTAAGGTCTTCACTCCTGGATACTTCGTGTGAAACCGTTCGGTATACGAAGACTTACGTGTCTTCACTCCTGTATCCGACTTGAAGGGAACATAGGCTTTTGGGTCTTTCCAACTCATCTTGGTTCTACGAGTGGCTGATCGTTTGCGCTGTAAGTTTTGCTTACGAGTCAAACCTCGATAATATTTCAACGGCCAGTACATTATTGATACGCGTTAAAATATGGCTTTTGAATAAATGGGAGATTCTGCAAGTACTGACGAGTCATTGAAGAACATTCACTGGACCGAGATGTTGGAAGAGTATTTCGCGTCCACAGGCGAGAAGTCTCATTGTCTTTCATGGTGCCACAAGCGAGCCGAACAGATTTTCAGCACACGTAAGACATGGATTGATTTGCCTGTGATTATCATTAGTGGTGTGACTGGCTTCTTATCTGCAGGTTCACCCTCCTTGTTTAGCGACGCAAAATTGGCATCCATTTCATTGGGTGTGGCATCCTTGTTTGTTTCAGTCTTGAACACAGCAGGATCCTATTATGGTTGGGCTAAACGAGCCGAAGGACATCGTATTTCTGCAATCCATTATGCGCGTTTGTATCGTGCCATTACAGTGGAACTTGCGCTTCCTCGTGAAGAGCGTATGCAACCTCACGACTTTTTGAAGTATGTCAAGGACCAATATGACCGACTCCAAGAAATTAGCCCATTACTTCCAACGGAAGTCATCACTGAGTTCCAGCACAAGTTCGCCAACGAAAAAGACATTTCAAAGCCTGAGGAAGCCAATGGATTGGAGAAGATTACTGTCTTTCGCGGAGATGAAGTTGCTGGCGAGACCTCTTCACGCTCACCTCAGTTCAAGCTTCGTACACCCAAGTTCGCTAGCACACCTAAAGACGAGAGTATCATTGACATCAAAAATCCAATGATCTCAGCAGGACTTAAAGCAGCCTTGCCTGGAGCCTTAGCGGCCACAATCCCTGCAACACTTCCAGCCTTACTCCAATCGGTCATTCAACCTAAGGAGCCCCAGCCCCAGACCCAGACTGTGCCGACTGAGGTGGCTGCCTTGACAGGAATGGCAGCAGTGGCGATGGCTTCGGAGGTACTGGACAAGAAGGAGGAAGAAACATCTTTGTAACCGTGTAGTTCCTCTTCTTATATAACCCATTCCGTTCTTGGAACTGACGCCTAAATTGAGGATCCACAACGTCTAGAATGAGTGGATGCACAGTTCGTGCAGACTTTTCCACTCGCAAGATACGTCCTACAATTTGATCAATGTCAGGTCGTGGCGTCGCCATTAACAAAGTGTTCAAAGTAGGCACATCAAAGCCTTCCTTGCACATCGCATAGGTCGCAATCAACACTCGTTTCGTAGAACAGAACTCAGCACGCTTATCCGATTTGACCGCTTGGGAGAGAATGGCAGATTGTGCTTGTATCGGTTCCGATAACGCAGCCAACAAATCCTTCGTATGTTGTACACGATCCGTTAACACCAACACTTGTCGTTCAGGCGATTCATCCAAGACATCTTGGAGAATCTCTGCGAGCCAGTGAGTGCGTCCAACCTCTTCGGTCAACTTGTTAATCATCAACGTCGTGAACATCACACCTTGTGGATTGTAGATGATTTCATTGAACTTGGGGTCGTCGTTCTGATATTCGTAGACTTCCACTTGAATCGAGGTATCACTACTATCCGTTGTCTTGCTTTCGTATAAGAGGGGTCCAAGAAACCAATGGGCGACAAACATCAATCCATCCTTACGCGAAGGTGTTGCGGAGAGACCCAACATATACCGACTTGTCACTTTGGGAAGAGCTTGAACGAACACCTCGGAAGCAATGTGGTGACACTCGTCCACAATGATCAATCCGAGACTCTTGAACGTCGAAATCGGAATTTCCTTCATGGACAACGTTTGAAGCATCGCGATGACTACGTCGTAACCTTCCACTTCACAGAAGTCTCCTTGAATTCGCCCAATACGCGCGTGAGGGAGAAAGCTTTTCACTCGGTCTACCCATTGGTCTCTCAAGAACGAGTTGTGAACGATGACGAGAGTGGGGACACGAAGTTGAGAGGCGATATACAGAGCACAGACAGTCTTGCCTCCACCGGTATGCAAACTGAGTATCCCATCGTGAGGCTCAGGTTTTAAGAAGGCATTCACAACCGGTTCTTGGACTGGTCGTAGACTTCCGGTAAACGTCCAATAGCGTGCATCGGTTTGTGCGACGTCTCGCGTACTTTCAGTCGGTGGACCATAGGTTTCAATGCCAAAGTGTTTAGGGAGATACAGAGCATCGTCGACTTCCTTGTAGACCTTATATCGAGGAACTGCATTCTTATTGGCAACAAAGACAGAGGGAATAAACGGTTTCACAGTCAATGTCTTGCGGAGAGGTTCCGCATCGACAGTGGCTTTTAAGACTCTATATCCGTTAAGAGTCAACATACCTTTACTGGTATTTACTCAGATCTAATTCGTTTTTGCCTGACATCTGCACGAAGGGCAAATCGGATCATGTTCATAATGTTGCATCGATTTTCACAATCGAACTCCCTGACTTTAAAGATAAAGACAGGGTGAATGGAAGTAGATATCTGAAGATATTCAAATGGATCGGTATCCGTCTGAATACCACGAAGGATATCACTAAAGAAATCCATGACATCGGACTCGTCGGCTGTGAACTTACGATCCACTTTGAGTTCAGGTGTCGAGTAGGTGACATCGAACAGGTTAAAGTATTGCACATTGTGTTGAACAATAATCTTATCGTCGTTGGAGGCTTCAGGTTCCTTCTTTCGAGTTAATCGTAAGACGACTGTATACATTGACATCTTTGATACTTCCAGGCGCTCAATCTTTAAATGGAAGTCGCTGGATCGTCCGTTTGTTGAGGCTGCTCGTGGTCTCGTCCGTCATTTCCAGGCTGTCCTACATAATCTCCATAATCTCCATTATCGGCTCCACGTGGTCCCTCTTCACCTTGATCAAAATAGTCCTGAGGTTGTCCTACACCTGTATCTGCATCGTAGTCCGTTTGTTCGTCTTCTTGGAACACTTCTTCTTGTAATCGTTGTGCTTCTTGTGCGAACTCAACACGGTCCTGATTGGTCATAATGTAAGGCGCCAATCCAATCGCAAGAAGGTCTTGGATGATTTCACGTTCTTGATCGGATTTCTGTGCCATACGTTGAACGAAGCGAATACGTTCGGCGGCTCGTAGTTTATTGACTTCTGCTTTTTCCTTGGTATAGTCTGCCAACAGCGTGTAGAGGGCAACATCTTTGAACCGCCGTTCATCAAACTTGGCACGTTTGACTGGATCCTGTGAAATTGTGGTCAACGTTTCAGTCAGAAGACCACGACCAATATCACGTAGTTTAGACTCAGCCTGTTGAGGATCAATGGTTCGAACCGGTGCGCCCAAGATAAATAGATCCGATAACCGAGAGGCAACTGCAAGGTTTGTGCGATAAGGATCACGAATGGCAACCGAGGAAGGTAAGTTCTTCGTACTCGTAAGACGACGACGGATGTCTGCATCCGACACCAGTGTCGGCTCTGCACGAGAGGATTGTGTAGGAGGAAGGAGTGTTGCACTACGTGCTGGAAGAAGTCCTGTACGAAGAGGGATCACTGCTTGAACGATGGGAGGCAATCGTCCACTGGTCCAAATAGGACGACTGGAGGGACAGGGTTCAAACGAACGAATGACGTCCATCTCTTTTGGAGGAAGCATCACTGGAAGCAATGCCTTGGGAACTTCCATTGGAGGCTGCTCCAAGTGATAGGCTCGAGCTTTAGCCAACAATGCAGGAATATCACCTTTGGTCATGAGAGGACTGCGTGAGGACAATAAGACCGTCACTGTCTTTTTGATTTCTCCAGGATCCGTCAACACGGCACGAACGAGTTGTTGAGACGCGCCTTTGAACGAAGTAGGAAAGGCTTCAAAGGTCTTTTGAAGAACACCCAACAAGGTTTGAACAATTGTATAGTCTCCAGGCTTATCGGAGTCGCGAGGATAACCGGACAAAATTAAAGGACGTGATCCGAAGGCACGACGAGGAACAAGTGTAGGTCGATGGGTCTGAAGAATGAGTGCAGCGGTTGCAAGTCCTACCATACCGGTAAATTTTGCAATGTTTGCTGCACTGCCTTTTGTGAACTGAGCCGCTGCAATAGCACGTCCAAGCTTTAACAGTGGTTCCAATTGATCCGCTGTAGGCAAGACTTGAAGGATACTCAAAATCAAGAACACTGTATCGTCATGTGGGTTCTCTTGAATGAAGAGAGGTTTAAGGGCCGTTAATCCAGTGGTAAACGATGCAATACCAGTTCCGTGGAATACAGTGGTTTCAAAGGCATCGGTTCTCTGAATGACAAACCCATCTTCATCAAACTGAACTTGGTCGACCAACACGTCTGCGTTGATGTGTTCACCGCAATATTTACAGACCCTAAAGCCATCCACACGTGCAGCCCAGGTATCGTAATAGGCCATACGGTTCGTCTCAAGATCTCCACTTAACACTGCAAGTGTATGTTCACAAAACACAAACTGTCCATCTGGGTCTGAATAGATGAACCGAGTTAAGGTAGTTTCTTTCAAGAGTTCGCGAATATCACGAAGCTTATCATCTGAAAATCTACGAGGATCGTTTTGGATGACCAAGACTTCTGCACGTCGGATCGATTCCGATCGCATCGGTGTTTTGGGAACCGATTCAACTTTAGGTGGGATTGGTTCAATGGGTCGAACCTCTTTCAATCGCTTAATGTACGACGTTTTGATATCGGATTCAGTCGATTCCGACCAAGGAGTTCTCTTGAGATATCCAACTTTACCTCTCTCTTGTTGAATGAACTCGATGGGAACACAAAAATTCTCAATACGATCCTTATCTTTCACGACCGTCCACTCTCGACGTAGCACACCTGTGGATTTAAAGTCTTGAAAATTTGTATCACTTAACCTGCATTCTTCCAGCGTTGTTTTTGGGTAGGGGGCTGTTTGTAGATCCACTGCAGGACGAGTTTCAACACTTCCATTCTCCATCAATCGTGAACGAAGAAGCTGATGGACTAATCCACCTCCATCCAATTGGTTCATCAACCATAAACGAACCGATAGTCCAGGCACATACTGTGAATTGTATTCTTGAAGAACATTCTCCGATGGAGCTTGTGTATCTGGAAGTTTAGGAAGAGCAATTGGTTCACTGGGTGGAACCTCATTAATGATGTCTACAGGCTTAAACTTGCTCTTCCATGTGTTCCAAGGAATGTCAGTCAATTGAACATCGTAGAGCTTCAAATACGGAGTTGCAACTTGATAGGGATCTTGAGTGGACGGAACAGCGTGTGTAAGAATGGCATCCAAGGAAGGAACAACGTCCTTGAGTGGAGCTGTGGTTGTGATCATGTTTGCAACATTCTCCTTTAGAAATGGATGGTCTGGAAAAGGATTGGGAATGTCTAGTGGACGCTTTTCCAAATAGTAACCAGTGAACTCGACCGTATCTTGTGATCCTTCAATCGGAATGCGCACGACTTCAATGGTCTTATCTTCATGTCGAACAGTACGTGTTGCAAGGTATTCAGGTAGAGCTACAATTGGATCGGTTCCGTCCGAACTCACAAAACGAGTAGGTTGAAGTAGAGGATAGGACGTTCCTGCTTCTACGAAAGGTCGTGGTAACGCTTGGATCATACGAAGGTAAAAACCAGGTTGACGAATGGATTCAAAGAGAGGTTCCCAAGACGTTCTCCAATTATAGGGTTTAAGATCTCGACTTGCATAGACTGGATGCACCCATGAAAAAACACGACTGTATTCAGGTTCACGAAGTTTGTATTCCTCTGGCAACGCAAGAACGTAGTGTGTATACAAGTCTTGAAGCCTGTCAATTTCTTTACGAACTTCTTCCCTCTGAAACCGTGTCACTTTACCTTTGGGCAAAAGCTTCTCATAAGCATCGGTAGTTTGTTCGGTCAATGTGTAGAACCTAACCTTCTCTTCGCGTTGAATGGTTTCATCAAACTCAATGTCTTCTAAGATCTGAACCTCGTTCGGATCAAAGTTAAAGTATTCCATTATACTGACTTGAGAACATTCTCACACAGGGTCAACGCCTTGTCTTTCATCTTCTGAACAAGTGCGTCTGGAGACTCGGTGGTATTGTGGAAGCGGATCACAAGTTTAGGAACCAAAGGATGTCCAACGTCACACGAGACAAAGTCTGCAAGCTTTTCAATATAGAACAGTTCTTGGACGAGTTGTCCGACTGTATGTGTCTCTCCAGGAATTTCCAGCGAATACCATCCTTCAGGTTCTCGTAGAATGGGCGCAGTCGCAGCTTCAATGATCTTTGCCTTCAAGAGTTCAACCGCCTTTCGTAGAAGATCCTTTGCAGGTGTAACTCCAATGCTCTCGACTGTCAAATCAAACCAGTTGGGACGTCCAGTTTCCTTGTCTCGTGAGAAGGAACGTTGAATGTAGAAGGTATCAAAGACACGTCCAGCTTCTCGTTGAGCTTTAGGGTCGTCTCCAACTTTAGCCACAAAGCTATCACGATCGATCTTTGCAACGTCTAGGTCAATGTGATTGCGGAACGTAGAGACACAGACTTGAGACGCTCCACTTGTCACAGTAGAGACACTGGCTTTGACGTGGACGCTTTCACCAGGTTTGAGACGCAAGAACAAGAGAGGAGTTCCCAAGTCACGATCCTTGAGTAGAACATCCGGTCGAGGACCCTCTGCACTGAAATCGTTGGTTGTCAACTCCAATTCCTCTTTGTCGGCTCCCTTACGAAGTTCTAGCTTTGTATCGCGAATCACTGCTGTCTCTTCTGGGCGAACATTGACCGGCAACATACTGATGCGATGTTGAAGCATCTCATGTGTCATCGACGACGAGTTTTCTAAAATTTGAATGTTTGAAAGAACTACCGTTGGAAGTTCAGACAACAGAATACGCCGTAATCCATTGACAAACGAAACCGGTACATCTTTGAGCTCTGCAGTCAGTCGATAGCCGTTCATCTGTTGTTTTACGTTCTCCATGCTTGTCTAGTGCTTCGTTATTGTCTATCCGTTTTTTATCGGAGAGAGCAGCAATGAACAACCAACCTCTGTTATTTGTTCACCCTAAGGATGCGAACTGTATGAAGATTCTGGAGACGTTGAAGGCACTCAACAAGGATACACTGTGTCGGATCATCAACATCGAAGGTAAACAGAGACAGCAACTTCCAGACTTTTTGAAGAGCGTGCCTACACTGTTTGTTCCAGACTCCAAGGACCTCTATGTAGGAAAGGATATCTATGGATATATTTCCAAACCAGTCACCGCACGCCGAGAGGTGCCTGTTCAACAGACTGCCGCGACGGCACCAAGCGACTTTTCCCCTTGGTCCTTTGAAGGAAAGGGAGGCATGTCTGATAGTTATTCAAGTTGGACAAACACCGGATCCTTTACAGACAATGATCAATTACGATATACCTTTATAGGGGGGACACCTGCAGCCGGTGCTCCTGAACCTCAAACAAAGCAAAGTTACGATGGAGGTAAACAGGGTCGCAACGATGATCTTGCCGCGCGGATGGAAGAAATGAAAAAGGCTCGTGAGAGTGAGTTTAAAGGGATAAGCCGTCAGTAAAATAATGTCCAAAAAGATATTACTTGACGCGTTCTTCAATCAGTATGAGAGTTTCCTCAACGAATTGATGCGAGTGTTTCCAGACGATCCAGACTTTCCATTGTATCTCACAGGATTAGCGATGTTCCGACGCACGAATCCATCCTTTGTGGTTCAAACAACCTGGACACATATTTCCAAGTTTGAGGAGGTCTTACGAACTCGTGATGAGACGTTCTTCGTTCAACACGAGTACAAGGAGATAACCGACGGAGATCCACCCCTCGAACAAACGATTACAAAATTGAAGGGATTGTGGACTAGTTTAGATTCAACGAACAAGACAGTTGTATGGGACTATGTGAATAATATCTGTAGACTTGCAAAAGCCTGTAGCGAGGCTTAAATCTAAGACCACTCTACTAAAGTATGGAAAACAGAGTGTATCGTTTCTATGAACTACACAACAACAAATGGTTTCATATTATGAACTTGTGCCTTGAAATCATAAAAACAGAAGACAAACACCAAAGGTATATGTTATCAAAATATGGTCAAGATTTCTTTTATTCTTCAAACTTAAGAGGTTGAATTGCAGCCAAGTCTTGAAGCGCCTTTTCAGGTGTATCAAAATTGCGGAACAAAATTTGATTGACTTCAGCAGGACTCCATTTCTCGTGAAGAGTTGGATTCTCTTCCACGACTAGATCGGTTCGATCGTAAAAGGCATTCACCATTTCTTGAATGACAGGCACACTGCATTTTTTGAACGGTACAATCAAGTCAATACGACCTGGACGAATGAGGGCTGTGTCAATTCTCTCTGGAAAGTTAGTCGTAATAATCAATATACGTCCATTGGCTTCCAAGGTACCGTCCAACAGATTCAACAAGAACGACAAATCCAAGGCTTCCTTATCTGGCTCAGCATCACGATCCAAGAATGGATCTCCAGTCACAACCTTTTGAACTGGCTTCTTCCATTCACGACGCAAGACAGTATCTCCCATTGCATCAATGTCTTCAATCACATACAGGCGCTCCGACACTGGAATGGTATACTTCTCGGTATTCACTCCATTGTAGACATGGATCTCATCATTGAAAAACAAATGCTGTAATTGAGCCTTGGTCTTGATTTCAGACAACTGGACATTCACAATATGCCTACGTCCTTCATTCGCAATCGCTTTGACGGTCGATGTCTTTCCAGTTCCAGGAGGTCCGTGAAACAAGAAGCCTAACGTATAAGGAATTCCCTTCTTGTCGTACCAAGCACGGTCTTCTAAGAAGAACTTGGTTCGTTTATGGACTTGTACACGATCTTCAAAAAACACATTCTCAAACGATCGATTGGTCGTGAACTTTGTTTTCGTATACAGCAAATGGGCATTCGGTAATGGGTTCTGCGTCCCTTTAACTTTAGTTTGAACAACCTGATCAAAAAAGTATCGATGGCTCCCAAGTTTGTTTGCCATTCTCCGTTCGTAGTCTGTATTGCAGTTGTCTACGAATGCCTGAAGGTATTGAATGTCGTGTTCATAACAGAAGATCTTGAACTTGATGATTGCAGGCGCTCCATCGGTAACTTGCAGTTCCTGTAGTTCAAAGAAGAGATCAGACTCCAATTCAATCGGCTCAAACTCATTGGGCAAGTAATCGTGATGGGTCACAGACAATAAGCTTTTCATTTCAGGGCGTGTAGTGACTGAATGCACAATGGCATCCATTCGTGATTGATAGATCGTTTGAGGTTGAGTTTGTCGGTTCGTGGTGGCTTGTTGAGACACACCACGTTCACACGAGATGGAAGCTCGTGGAGTCTTGACGGAAGACGATGGGATTGCATTGCTCTTCTTACGACGAGAACAGCAGTATGTGGATGTCCACGAAGACCAGATCGGAAAGGTCCGTGTCGCCACATCAAATAGATTCATGGCCAAATAATTGGTGAGTGGGGATTTTGAAGCCCCCATACTCAGCATCATCTGAGTCTTTATCAGGTCGTTCATTGCTTGTTTTCAGGCTGAACTGTATAAATGGTTCATAAATTCACAAAGGCTCCAAACGTATTGACATGACCACTCGGTATCATCTCTTTGGTCACCAAAGTATCCAGTGTGGCTACATTCGTATGCACTGGCTTCGATCGTTTCAATCGTAGTTCCTTAGAGGCTTTGTCCACGGTTTCCTGAGACAAGGCAACAAACTTTTTCACATCACGAATAGGTCCTTGCACACTCATCGTTGGAACATACAATCGTAGCGGTGGTAATTGAACGGTGACCATCTCTTCAGAATGTGCCATGTATTCTCGAAACTGCTGAATGTCTAACGGTCCACCAAACATTCGTAAGGTCGTTCGAGGTGGTGCAGGTGTGAGTTCACGTCGAGTATACATCGTTCGATAGAGATCGGCTAAGAGTGCATGCCGAGTCCATCGTCCTATATCTTGCAAGGAAGGGTCTGTATACACTGAAGCCAAAGCACATTCAGGAGAGCAAAAGTGTCCTTCACATGTATACATGTTCTCATAGGCATCATATGAAATTGGAATGACAGAGGCTGTCCACGAAAATGGATGACAACACCAAAGACAACACGTTCCATTTGCATACGAAGGGCTTTTGGTCTTGGATAAGACTTCCTTCATTGTGTCGGTTGAAAAACGATCGGCGAGCGTCGACGTTTCCACAGACTGTAAGATTTCTGAATAGTTTGTGGTTGAGTCTGCAGGCACCGGCACGTTTTCTTCTACAGGAAGTTTCAACGAAAAGACGATCGGAGCTTCTGGAAGTGTTTTCTTAGGAGGCATCCTTTCTTAAGTGAACGTTGGTTCACTTAAAGTCCCACGACAAAACGGAAGCAATATTTGTCTCTTTGGTTGACACTACCCCAAGAATGAGTAAAGACATTTCAGCAGCTTATCAAAAGAAGACCCATCGTGAACACATCCTCTCGCTTCCAGATACCTACATTGGTAGTATCGCGAACGTAGAGGAAGAAGTGTTTGTGCGCGAAGGCGATCAATTTGTCAAACGTGCACTTCAAATCAATCCTGGTTTCTACAAACTGATCGACGAACTCCTCGTGAACGCCCACGACCAAGTTGTGCGACTCCGCACACGAAACTCTACAAACCCAGTCAAGAAGATTACCATTTCCGCAGACTCGACTCACTTCTACATTGAGAACGATGGCGAACCGATTGACGTCGTTCAACATCCAGAACACAAGGTCTGGGTTCCCCAAATGATCTTTGCAGAACTACTGACCTCCACCAACTATGATGCATCGGAGAAGAAGCTAGTCGGCGGTAAGAACGGCTACGGTGTCAAGCTTGTCAACATCTTCGCCAAGCACATGGAGGTGATGATTGTCGACGCCGAACGCAAGCTATCCTATCAGCAGCGCTACTCAATGAACATGACACGAATTAATGAACCCACTGTGAAGCCAACCAAGAGTAAGTCTTCGGTCGCGGTCAAGTGGGAACCAGACTTTGAACGCTTCGGAATGAAAGAGATTACACCGGACATGCTACGTCTCATTGAACGACGTGTCTGGGACCTTGCGATGACCGTTGGAAAAGAGACCAAGGTCATCTGGAATGGAGAGACCTTGAAGTGTAAGAACCTTGTAGAGTATGCGGACTCCTACGGTTGTTCACCAGTCGTCTACGAATCACCGAACGAACGTTGGCACATTGCCATCGGACAAGCCGAAGATGGAGCCTACAATCAGTCGTTCGTCAACGGCATCTGGACCTCCAAAGGCGGAACGCATGTAGACACACTTGTCAATCAGATTACAAGTCACATCGTAGAGTATCTGGAAACTAAGAAGAAGACCAAGGTCAAGCCCAGTTTGGTGAAAGATCAGCTCGCAGTGTTCTGTGTGAGTATGATTGAGAACCCTAGCTTTACTTCACAGACTAAAGAGACATTGACCACTAAAGCATCTGCCTTTGGATCCAGTCCCAAACTGTCTGAAGAGACATTGAAGAAGATTGTCTCCAAACTGAAGATTGTAGAGACACTCATTGAAGCCCAAGCAGTGAAGGACTCTAAAGACAATACCAAGACCGATGGAAAGAAACAATCAAGGATTACAGGCATTCCCAAGCTGGACGATGCAGTCTATGCAGGCACCGCTCAGTCTGCCAAGTGTACATTGATCCTCACAGAAGGAGATTCAGCCAAAGCAATGGCTCTCTCTGGCTTATCACAAGAACAGCGTAAACTCTATGGCGTCTATCCACTCAAAGGTAAGATCCTCAACGTAAAAGATACATCCGACTCCAAGGTTGAACACACCAAGGAGATTGCCGAACTGAAGAAGATCTTGGGACTTCAGTCCGGTAAGAAGTATGAGACACTCGCAGACTTGCGCTATGGAAGCGTGATGATTATGACCGATCAGGATTATGACGGTTCACACATTCGTGGCTTGTTGATCAATCTCTTCCACGAACTCTGGCATGAATTGATGGCCATTCCAGGCTTCTTGACCTACATGGCGACACCGATCGTCAAGGCTGTCAAGGGAACGACTGTGAAGAACTTCTACAGTCAATACGAATACGAAGAGTGGAGGAAGACCGACGCCTCCAAGGGGTTTAAGATCAAGTATTACAAGGGATTGGGTACGTCTACTCGCGACGAAGCCAAAGACTACTTTACCAAACCACAAGGTGTTCAGTTCGACTTTACACAGGGCTCCGATGAAGCCATTGACTTGGCCTTCAACAAGAAACGTGCAGATGACCGTAAAGTCTGGCTACAAGGCTATGACAAGTCTGCATTGATCCCAACAGGTCTGAAGCTTCCTTACACAGACTTCATCCACAAAGACCTCATTCACTTCTCCAACTACAATCTGGAGCGTGCCATTCCAAACGTAATGGACGGTCTCAAGGTCTCTCAACGCAAGATCCTCTATGCAGCCTTCAAGCGTAATCTGACCTCCGAGATCCGAGTGGCTCAGTTCGCAGGGTATGTCTCCGAACACACTGGATACCACCACGGTGAACAATCGTTGAACGATGCGATTATCGGTATGGCTCAAGACTTTATGGGCTCCAACAATGTTCCTTGGCTCGTTCCTCAAGGACAGTTTGGCACACGTATTCAAGGCGGTTCAGACTCTGCGTCTCCAAGATACATTCACACATTCCTTCAGTCGAACACTAAGAAACTACTCCCTGCAGAAGACTTTCCAGTGTTGACCTATCGAGACGACGATGGACTGCCAGTAGAACCTGAATGGTATGCACCTGTCTTACCAATGCTGCTTGTCAACGGTGCTCGTGGTATTGGTACAGGGTATTCAACCTACATCCCTCCACACAATCCAACTGAACTCAAAGCTATGCTTCAGAGCTGGTTGACTGGAACTCAAGACGCACTGGACCGTCCACTCAAGCCCTGGTTCAAGGGCTTCAAGGGAACTGTGTCTGCCGATGGAATTGCAGTGGGTGTCTTCAAGAAAGAAAAGGACGACTTTGTGGTCACTGAGCTGCCACCTGAAAGTTGGACTGCAGACTACCGTGAGTGGCTAGAGAAGGAACTCGCAGACGGACGTATCAAGGACTTTGTCGATGTGTCGACGGATATGGACATTAACATTCGCATCAAGGGTATTACCGAGGAAGCATTGATCAAATCCATTACGACCAAGTTCAAGATAACAAACATGCATGCCTTCAATCACAAAGGAGTCATCACCAAATACGATTCAGCAAACGCACTCCTTAAAGAGTATGCAGAGGTTCGTTTGGCTCTCTACGAGACACGAAGGAAAGCTCAGATCCAACACTTGCACACTGAACTACCCTATCATGAGAATGTCGTTCGCTTCATCAAGGACCAGATCGCAGACAGGCCTACACTCGACTTACGCAAGAAAGCTCAGAGTGAGTGTGATGCATTGTTGGTTCAACAGTCCTACGCAAAGATAGACGACTCCTTCGAGTACATCATGAAGCTTCCAGTTCGTAGCTTTACAGCTGAACAGGTTGTCAAGCACGAGACACAATTGGCAGATCTACGAGCCGAGATTGCTCGGTTGAATGGATTGAAATCTGCGGATATGTGGCTTAACGATTTGACTCGCGTATAAACAATGAGTGACTACGTGTCGATTATGATGCGTGAACAAGCGGCAGCTAGGTCTCAGTATAACTTTGACCCTCGACAGCGACTTGCTTCATCTCGGCCTTTTTTAGTTGAAACCTTCAATTCAACTCAAAACACAAACCAAGTTGAAGTCAATCCAGACGACTACGCTGAACAGAATGTAGGGTCTCGGTCGGATGAGAGCAGTGTTCAAGCTACACCGGATACTAAAGCCTTCAAGAAATACATCATCATTGATTCCTCTCAACGAGACTGGGTCAAACAACCCAATCCTTATACAAACCTCGTGTTTACGTTTGGAAGTCAATCAGTAGTTGCAAGCAACCCAATCGTGTATACAAACAACCCATTTGTTCCTACGTTTGCAGTGGAACAAATAAGCAACATTCCTCCGCTCGTCGGTGTTCCGAACAACCAAGGGTGGACGCTCTCGGTAGGCTCTTCCAACGTCCGATATCCACCGTATAATCCAAATCTTCCCAGGGGAATTCCTGTTGGAGTGGATACAGGGTATATCATTGAACCGTCTGGATTTGGCTTTGGAAGTTCAACCAATGCAAACAATATTGCTTCAGTTCGTCTAGTTCGTGCAGTCCTTCCTCAACGTCAGTTCTTGAACATTCCGATTGATCCCTGCGGTACAGCCGTGGATGTACAAACCAGTCAATTCATTGAATCCAACTTGGTTGGAAAGCCGTATTCGACCTTCTCAACCTATCCATATTTGCTGTTCAATCTCAATGAGTTCTTTGGTCAGTATGTAGGTGGAAATGAACCCATTCGGCGATCTTTTTCAGTGATGACACAACGTCAGCGTCAACAGACCAACTTCGAAACCAACGTCGGCGTTCAGCAATACGACTATGAGTCATGGGGGCAAGAAGCACTTCAACTTCAAAGTCCTATTACTTCATTACAACGATTGGCAATCACAATCACCGATCCCATTGGAACTGGGTTTGTCCAAAACGATTCATTGTCTCTTTCCTTGATTCAGGCGACCAGTAACCAAATGTATCTCAAGTGTTTCACAGGTAACTTTCAATATTTCAGTAGTAACGAACTCCGTGTTGGCGATCGTATTTCCTTCTATTCGAATACGTTAACCAGTCTCCTCAAATCTCCAATTCTGTCTGTACTGAACTCGGAGAAGACCACCTTCATTTCAAACTTGTACAATTCAACTTTCCCTGTACTTCAGTTATTGGATTACGTCAAGGACTTGAACGGTATTTATGTTCCACGAGATGCAAGTTCTGCACGTACTACTCCCTATATCTCTTCGTATAATGGATTCATCATTCCAAACTTTACACGTATCTTATCGAGCGGTGACGCTACGCCTACGTATCCTGGATCAATCGATTCTGGAAGTGGAAACATTCTTGAGCCTACTGTCTTGATAGGCTCTAACATCCCAGTGTTGAACGCGAGCTTGCAGCCTGTGTATACCTTGGAACTTGAAACGGTTGAACCAGATACCTCAAAAATTGGCGGAAAGATTGTAGTGCCACGATAACAAATGGCATGGGCATCTAGTTTTTGGTGGGCTCCAAGTCTCTCATCATTTTATACCGAAAGCGCTATTCCTAACGCACCGAAACATACAGGGCGATTACCTCTTTCAGATCAGGAAGTTGCGACAAGCGTCCCTCCTGCAGTGTTGTTTGCACCTGAACCGTACTTGGTTCCAAACGCGATCAAAGAGAAGATCCACTTTCGCCACAGCTCAACCACTCTCAACGAACAGTTCTTCAGTCAACAAAACATGGACTCACTTCAAGAACAAATTCGCACTACAGTGCGAGGAATGGTCGGAGCCGACATTGACCGACAAAGTGACGTTGATCTTATGTTAGTCATGCGCAGCTATTACCTTCAGTATGCTGAGAACAATCCTGATGAAACCGATGCAGAACTCCAACGCTTGAATGAACGTGTTGTCAATTTTTGTGCCAATCGCATTGCTGTTGAAGTGGAAGCCTACCGATACTATCGCAAGGATATTCTAGACTTCCCTGCACCTATTGCACGACCCATCGACACACAAATCTACGGAACACGCACAGGTGAACTTAAGAGCTTTTTTTAAAATGGATCTAGACTGACCTAAGGGAAGGACTGTATCATGATTGCAGGCGTAGTTCACTTAACGAGTAAAACCAGATATGGTATGACTTCACGAAATGTTCCAATGTATCTCTTTAGACCTTTAAACCCCAAACACTCTCTCTTTGTCGTAGGATGTTCACAGCCAAATCTGTACGTGAACCTTCTGGCACTCGTTGAACCGGTGGATATGAACCAACGCATTCCACGAGGAAATATTGTTCAAATCCTTGGACCGTGTGGCGACTGGAACGTTGAACGAAAAGCGATTCAATGGACCCACCGTCCACACAAACCTCCTAAAATTGAGGGCGGACTGACACCTCCCTCCGAAGAAGGACGCCTGGACTTACGAGGCTTTCAAACAGTACACGTAGATCCTCCAGGCTGTGTGGATGTAGACGACTGTATTACCTTCATGGACAATGGCTTTGCTGTGACCATTGCCGATGTCGGTGCGTGGGTGGCTGCCAATCCAGCCCTTGAAGCCTTTGCAACCCAAGGCGAAACACTGTATGAAGGTGGACGAGCAGTCCGTCCTCTGTTCCCCATTGAACTGTCCGAAGGCACCTTCTCCTTGTTACTCGGTGAAGACCGCTTTGGAGTGTCAATTGTCTACGAGAATCAAAAAGCACCCTATTGGACTCGTTCGATCGTCCGTGTCACTGAATCGTATACCTATGACGATGTAGTGGATATGCGTGAACTCAAATTAGCTGCACAGTGCGCCAAGGGAAAAATCCTAGGCGATGACCCACACGAATGGATTGAAGCCTTGATGGTGAGTTACAATGCCTTCATGGCAGAAGAACTCATCGCTCGTTCGAAAGGATTGTTTCGAGGTCATTCGGAACCAAACGCTGAACGCATGCAACGATACCAACGCGTATGTCCTGAAGCGTCTCGTCTTGCTGAATCGTCTGCAGTGTATCAATCGTTCACAGACCGCACACCTCATTGGGGATTGGACTTGGAAGCGTATGCACACACAACCTCTCCCATTCGTCGTTGGGCCGATGTTCATAATCAGATGGTGTTGCTTGGACTGGACCCACCAGAACCTACCGAGAGTTTGAACACTCTCAACAAGGCCACCAAGAAATACGAACGAGACTTGTTCTTCTTAACTCAGCTTCAAACTCCACGAGTGATGGTGGGAACCGTGTTGGAAGTCTTGGCGGAAAAAAGCAAGGTGTGGGTTACGGATTGGCAACGCACAGTCACCGTTCGAACAACCGAGTTTGAAGTCGGAACACAGGTTGTCCTAGACTACTATCTCGATATGAACCAGCCTACCTGGAAGACACGTATGGTCATTCGAGCTACACGCGCAGATACAAACTATCTGGAACCACGATTCCTCGTACCAGCACATCCTTAACACCTTTCATAGTTTCCAACATCGGTAAGTCTGTACACATGGTTGCCAGTATAGTCCATTCTTCAGCAATGTTTGCAAGCTTTAAGATCGCACGAACTGCGTTTCCTGCGTCAATCTCGTAGCGTTGACATAATTCACCTAAATCGCCTCCTTCCATCCATTCGAACATGAAGTCGGACCAGTAGAACAGTGGTTCAGGTTCCAAGAACTGGGCTAGTTTTGCAATGAGTTCATTGACTGAACAACTATGAAGTGTTTTTTCCATGAACAGTCTGGACATGACGAGTGGATCTCCTTCATTGATTTCTGCAGCTAGTTTACCGAGTGCCGTCAATTGCCCTTCGTGAACATATCCTTCATCTTCCAAGGTTCTCAACCAATGTTCAACCGGTTGAGCTACATTAGATACTTGTGTAATCTGGTTGTCGAGCGTATTCAGTTTGGCTTGCAACTGCATACGTTCTTGATGGTTTTTCCACAATCGGTCCCAGTTTGGACCCATATGTCTGTTTTTCCATGCCTCCAAGGTTCGTTGAATCTCCTTTCGTACCGCATTGACACTGATCTTGAACGATTGTTCCAACTGCCATCGAACTTCGCAGTCTGGATGTGATTCAGGCATACTCTCAATCAATGTGGTTCGTTCTCGTTGTAAGGAGTTCAACAGCACTTGGGTTTGTTGGTAGTAATAGGAACTGGATAGAATGTCTTTCCATTGAAGGCTTCCAGACTGTAAGGATTTGAGAATGAAATCCACTCCAAAGTTCATTTGAGAGTTAATGGTCGCTTGTCGTCCAGTCATCATTTGCTCCACCGACAAAGCATCTACAGGTTCATGGTCTGGAAGGTAATACACAATGCCTTGTGTATCTTTTCCACGCCGTCCTGCGCGTCCAGCCATTTGAATGTATTCGTCCGTTCGTAACATTCGCAATCCATTTGCGAGGTCATCGTATTTGCGATAGGAGGTGAAGACAACGGTCTTGGTCGGCATATTGATACCGACTGCAAAGGTCTCGGTCGCAAACAGCACTCGCACCAATCCGCGTCCAAAGAGGATTTCCACGATTTCTTTGAGGACAGGCAAGAGACCGCTGTGGTGATAGGCAATGCCTTTGAGAAGCAATCCTTCCAACTCGTAGTACTGGGGCAGTGTCTTCAAGTCAGGGTATCGATGGAGATGGAAGTTCAAGATATGTTTGATTGCAGCCGATTCAGAGGAATCCACGAGGGAAGTTGTGACCTTGCTCGCATACTCGACACAGTTCTTGCGTGAGAAGACGAAGAAGAGAGCAGGGAGAAGTTGAGTGTCTTCCAGTTTTTGGATGTGTTCGTTCAACTGATACACGAAGGAATGACTGCGTTGGTCTTTGGGAACTGCAGGTTGTCCTTCTTCGCGTGCTCGAACGGCTTCACGCTGTTTACGCAATTGGTTGCGTTGGGTTTGGAGTCCACGAAGATAGGCTTCATAGACTCGCCGATTGAAGACATTGTCCGGTCCCATCACAAGGTCTTCTCCCACTTTGTGATACAGAGGAACCACTCGGTGTGTGGTGGAAATCAAGTTCATCGGAATGCCTTTGAGTTCAGCCAACCATTTCGCAAAGGGTTCTGGAGTGTCAATGGTTGCGGACAACAATACAAGTCTGATAGAAGGAGGTAAGAGAATGAAACACTCTTCCCAGACTTTACCACGGCTTGGGTCGTTGATGTAGTGGACTTCATCAAAGACGATTGCATCCACATCGTCTAAGGATAATGCAGCTGTAATACCGAGGGATTCAGTGGAGGAGCCTCGTTTGTAGAGAAGGTTTCGTAGGATTTCAGTGGTTAAGACCACAATGTCGGATTGAGGTGCGAACTTGATATCGCCGGTCATGATGCCTACGCTAGGATACATCTGCTTGAGATCATGAAATTTCTGATTGGTTAAGGATTTGATGGGGGTGGTGTAGAAGACACGTTTACCTTTCTTGAGGGAACGCCAGATTTGGTATTCACCCACTAAGGTCTTGCCTGAACCGGTCTTTGCGGTCACTAATACATTCTCTTCACGCGCAATGGCGTTAATCGCTCTGGTTTGAAAGTCGTCTAAGGGAAAGGTGTAGGGATGGTCTGCCATGATAGTAGAACTTAAGACTGTGTGTAGGTTCGTCCGTTTTTGACGACTATTTCCTAGAGGCAGTGTAATGGGTCTTTACGAATTCAATGATGATGTCTTTTTGGAATACAAAGGATATTGGTTTGTATGGGAACCTGCATGGGAATCCTTCCGTCCGATTGATGGAGTTCGATGGACTGGAACTCACTATAAAGTTGACGATCGAGTGTATTGTTCGGATCCAACCAGTGAGTACTATGGCTACGGAATGGAAGAACGAAAGCAATTGTGTCAGCTTCTCAATAAGTTCTATGAACAGACTCCGTTGAAAGTAAGTGTCTTACCCATGGACGATGTTGAATGGTTTCGTGATCGGTGGGTTTCATTTGAACCCTGTGCACCTCGTACTACGGATTCCTGGAAACGATTGGTTCGTACTCGTCCACGAACCTGTAGAAACGCACCTCGCGGTAAGAAGTTTACAAGACGAGCTTTGAATAAGACTAAATGAGGGTAAACATTATCGGAAATCACAAGAAGACCACAGGTGTCTCGCAAGATGTCTTTGTGCTTCATGGCATGCTCGTGCATGTCTTTGGAAAGGACATCCAAGTCCGACACATTCCTCATTACTACCCCCAATGTGCTGAAGCGGAAGCCAATATCTTTATTGAAGTTGTGAATCCTTCACTGTTTATGTATGCATCCAAGAACATTTGGATTCCCAACCCTGAATGGACCTACAAGGATTGGAAACCGTATTTATCGATGGTCGATGAAGTCTGGGTGAAAACGCACGAAGGAATGAAGTTGTTAGGAGGGATCTATACTGGTTGGACTTCCATTGATAAGACGATGCCAGATGTGAAGAACTTTAGCAAGGCGATTGTTCCCACCGGCAAAAACATCTGGCGAAATCCTCGTCCGATCATTCAGGCGTATATGGGTCTCCAAAAACAAAAACCTGAAGTCTTTGCCAAGTTGCCTGAACTTCATATAGTCCATGCACCGGACGCTGTTCCATTACCCCCTTTACCTGAATCCTTGGCGTCCAAGATCATTCTCCATTCAGAGGTGATGTCCGAAGAGAGCTACGATGCGTTGTTGAAAGAGTGTGGGTTATGTATTTGTATGTCTGCAGCCGAAGGGTTTGGACACGCAGTCAATGAAGCCATGTCTGCAGGATGTATCTTGATGCTCAGTCCAATCGATGCATTTGAAGAACTTGCACCCAAAGACACATTGTGGGTCTCTGAACTCAAACGAACACCTCATCCTCAGTGTTATGGAAACTTGTTTGATGTAGACGTTCGATCCATTGCAGAGACACTGGAAGACTATACGGAACTTTCAGATTATGGACGCATCCGAATGTCTCAAGCCTCACGCGATGTATATGAATCACGTCATGCAGACTTCGTTCAGCGGTTCAAGGGAATTCTTACACAAAGTTTGTCTGGACTCCCTGAGTATTCCTTGCAAGAACGTCTACCCAAAGAAGACACTTTACCCAAAGTCTCTGTGGTGACCATTACACGTGATCGGCGAGCGTTTATTCCATTGGCCAAGTACTGCTTCTTAGCACAGGGATATCCTGAAGAGAAATTGGAATGGGTGATTGTCGATGATGGAAAGGATCAAATCAAAGACTTGGTGTCTGACTTGCCAAATGTAAAGTATGTCTTAGTCGATGAACCCATGACCATCGGTGCCAAGCGTAATTTAGGTGTTGAAAAGGCTTCACATGATATGCTGGTGATGATGGACGATGATGATGTCTATCCGAACAATAGTTTATTGACTCGTGTGGCGTTTATGCTCGCAGAGCCCAAGAAGTCGTGTGTGTTTTCCACTACCATTCCATGCTACGACATTCACAAAACAACAAGCTTTATGAACGTTCCTCCAAACACACTACCCATGCGTGAGCGTGTGTCGGAAGCGACGTTGGCATTCACACGAGCATTTTGGGAAGAGCAGAAGTTTCCAGATGAACAGATTGCAGAAGGAGGCGCATTCATCCGCGGTCGCGAACAGATGTGCCGTGAAGTGTCTCCACAGGATGTGATTGTAAGTTTAGTGCATTCAAAGAATACCTCGAGTCGTAAAACTCCGTTAGGTGAAGCCAACGGATGTCATTATGGGTTTAGTGATGATCTGTTTACACTCGTCTCAGAGATCGGACAGCGACTCCATTAATTTATAGTATATTTACTAAGAAATGGGTGGCGGATTGTTCGGAACACAGCTTGTATTGAATCCAAAATGCTTAGTGTTTTCTGCGTTTGTATTGATTGTCTATTGGATGCCTCATTTCAAGCCATTGTCTCATCGGATATTGATGGCATTCCTACTCGCATGTATTGCATATGTTGCCCTTGCGTGGTATGATATGATCTATGATTGTAAAGATCGGCTCAAGCCAACTTTTTTAGGATGGATGTGGGGCTGGGCTAAACCGCCGTCGTATATGAAAGAGTTTGAAGAACTTCCTGAGCGTGAGCAAAAGTTGGTGCGCACGATAGACATTGTAGTTCTCATTGGAATCGTGATACTGTTCTTTCTTCCTTTCATTATGAAGTAATCGTGTGGAGTTTAAAAGAAGTACTTCTTGCCCCTGCGCTTGCGACCACCCTCGGTACCTGTGGAACCTGTGGAACCTGTGGCTGCTGCATTAACTGCTGAAGTGTCAACGATATCAGCACTGGGACCATCACCACCCTTCTTGACCAACTTGGCCTTCTTGGCTCGGCGAGTGAGGGCGGCCTTCTTGCCGGTGGTCTTGAGACCAGCCTTCTTGAGGATCTTCTTAAGGGTCTTGACAGGGACGCCGCGTCGCTTTCCACCCATTTGTTCACCACCTGGAAGAGGAAAAGGAGTTAATATAGCCATTTTGTTTATTGAACGATACAATTTTTCCGCACCAGGTCTAGCTCCTGCGCGACCTCTTCTTTTTGCCACCTCAATATCCTTTGAATAAATTTCGAAAGAATAAGTAAATCTTACTTTTCTCTCCCGTATAGCCTTCTGCTTTGTTTTTTGCAATCCAGTAGGCCGAACTATTGGCTTGGTTTTGAAGATCTTGTTTACTCAAATAATCTGTATTATTCAACATATATTGGAAGGCGTCTGCAAGCTGTTTTTGAGCCTTTGCATAATTTTTCAGTACTTCTTCATCTTTAGTTTGTGGTTCAGGTATTAATAGGTCATGCTTTTTTATAAATTCCTTCAAATTCATACTCAATTTGTACCCATGTTCACTAGGTTGGGTGGGTAGATCAGCTATGGCAGCCTTGTATATTCTTTCAGCCATAGCCTTTGTGTTTTTTTCCGCTACTTCAGCGTTCAGTTTGTCGGCCGCACCAGGTGCAAGAATAGATGACATCTTCGACCGATCGTCAGGACGCAAATTTGTTGTTGTTGGGTTTGGGTTTGGTGTTGTTCCAGAGGAAAAACCAAAAAGACCACCCTTCATCAACCTCGCCTTCTTGGCGCGACGTGTTAAAGTTGCCTTCTTACCAGAGACTTTGAGTCCGGCTTTCTTAAGAATTTTCTTCAAGGTTTTGACAGGAACACCTGTATGTTTCGTTCCACCGTAGTCCATTTTATCTATTGACAGATTTTTCACTAGGCGGTGCAGGTGAGGCAGGGCTCGACTGTGAATTGTTGAGCTTTGGCGACTGCTTTGGTTCGTAAGTAATAGCACCCAGTCTTCAGTCCTTTCTTCCACGCATAAAAGTGCATGGACGAAATCTTGGAATAGGACGGCTCGGCAACGAACAGATTGAGACTCTGCGACTGACAAATGAACGGAGCACGATCCGCAGCCAAGTTGATTAGTGTCTTCATAGGAATCTCCCAGGAGGTCTTGTAGAGGTCACGCACTTCCTGTGGGATTTCTTGGATGCCTTGAATGGATCCATTCTGTGCAATGATTTGAGATCGAACATCAGCGTTCCACAATCCTAACGCGACCAGTCGGTCCACCAAGTATTCGTTGATGACCACAAACTCCCCTGCAAGCACTCGACGAGTATACAAGTTGCTTGTGAACGGTTCAATGCATTCATTGTTGCCGAGGATTTGAGAGGTGGATGCAGTTGGCATCGGTGCAATCAAGAGAGAATTACGCATTCCATGGGTATTGACCTTAGACTTCAACTCAGCCCAGTTCAAGTACGGTGTTTGTGTAGGTTGTTGTCCCCACAAATCAAACTGAAGCTTACCTTCGGATGCAGGTGAGCCTTTGAACGATGAATACGAACCAATAGGTATGTAATGATTGGCAGCTCCCAAGTCTTCTGTGGCAATCTCGATACTTGCTTCAACGGCTGCAAAATACAAGTTCTCAAAGATCTCGCGGTTCAACTGAGTGGCTTGTTCGGACGTCCATGGAATCGACATTAATGCAAACACATCGGCTAACCCTTGAACACCGAGACCGACTGGACGATGTTTGGTATTCGAGTTGCGAGTTTCAGGAGTTGGGTAGAAGTTCTTATCAATCACGATGTCTAGATTTCGCACCAGGATTCGAGTATATTTGCGCAGCCCAGCAAAATCAAACTTGCCGTCGTTAACGAACCGAGGGAGAGCAAGAGAACCGAGGTTGCAGACAGCGGTTTCGGTGGGGCTGGTGAACTCAATAATTTCAGTGCATAGGTTTGAGGATCGGATAGTTCCGAGGTTTTGTTGATTGGATTTGGAGTTGGCTGCGTCTTTGTAGCAGAGATAGGGAGCTCCGGTTTGGATTTGGGAGTCCAAGATGGTTTGCCAGAGCTTTTTGGCTGGTAGTTGTCGACGGAACTTTCCGGCAGCTTCATAAGACTCGTAGAGGGTTCTGAACTTGTCGCCCCAGACGTCTGCGAGACCTGGGCATTCGGCCGGACACATGAGGGACCAGAGTCCGTCCGATTCAACTCGTTCCATAAACAAGTCTGGAATCCACAATCCGTAGAACAGATCACGTGCTCGGTCTTCTTCAGCCCCTGTGTTGAGTTTAAGACGCAAGAAATCTTCGATATCCGCATGCCAAGGTTCGAGATACATCGCAAAGGACCCATTTCGCTTACCTCCTTGATTTACATACTTCGCTGTATCATTAAACACTTTTAACATAGGAACCAGTCCAGTGGATTTCCCATTGGTGCCTTGGATATGCGAATCCTTGGCACGAATGTCGTGTAATGCCAAGCCAATACCTCCTGCCCACTTAGAGATTTGAGCACAATCTCCCAAAGTCTTGTAGATCCCCTTGATAGAATCCTCATCCATCGTGAGCAAGAAGCAAGAGGACAATTGAGGATGAGGTGTACCTGCGTTGAACAAAGTAGGCGTTGCATGAATGAAGTATCCAAGTGACAATGCATCGTAGGTTTCCTTGACACGATTCAGATGAATTGCACTATATTCAAAACATCCATGGAGTTGAAGTGCAACACGCATCCACATATGTTGAGGTCGTTCACAGGCTTTTCCATCACGAGTACGTAATAAGTATCCCTTCTCTAACGTCTTGAATCCAAAGTAGTTGAAACTGAAATCACGAGAATAGTCAATCATCGCTTCAAGTTCATTAGGATATTCCGTCAAGTCCCATACATAGTCTTCTGTCACGAGTCTGTCTTTTGCAAGTCGGTCGACACACTCTTTGAGAGTGGAGGGTGTCAATTTTTGATGATTGTCAATCACAATGCGTGCTGCGAGCTTACCATAATTAGGGTGATTGCGTGCCTGCATCATTGCACAGGTTTCAGCTGCAAATTCATCCAAGTCTGAAGTTTTGATATCGTCTGCGATTTGAGAACAAACCTTTAATGCAACTAAATCAGGATTCACATGTTCAAGTCCCTTGGCAAGTTTTTGAAGCCGTTGGAGTATCTGATCAAAGCTTACTGGTTCACGAGTTCCATTGCGTTTTATTACGTAAAGGTGATCAGACATACTCTCTCCACGCATCTTATCTTTAAACCGCCGGATTTAGTTTGACTTGAATGTGCATTGACTCCAGTTCCTTGGTAAACAGAGCCATTGAATAGGGTATTTCGATCGTATCGCGAGATGTATCCATGCGTCCAGTCTCTTTGTCAAACTCTACAGTCGCTCCGTCCGAACGTTCCATGAAACTCTCACGGATAAACTTGGACATACCGTGGGCAATCAGTCCATCACGTTCCATTTCACCAATGCGCATACCACCTTCATTGGATCGCCCTTGGGTCGGTTGATGGGTCAACAACGTCTTGGGTCCAGTATCTCGGTAGTTGATCTTATCATCCACCATTTGCTTGAGACGTTGATAGTAGATCGGTCCCATAAAGATATCTGCATCCATCTGTTCTCCAGTCATTCCATTGTACAGGACTTCATGTCCTTGAGGCTCAAATCCAAGCTCAAGTAAATGGGTCTTGAGATCTTGAACTCGGTTGTTCACGGTAAACGGTGTTGCATCGACGAATGAACCCAACTCAATCCCTAACTTGTTTGTTCCGGCTTCCAAGAATTGACCGACTGTCATACGTGTAGGAATACCGTGGGGATTGAAAATGAGATCTGGACGAACTCCACGAGACGTAAATGGCATATCTTCTTCGTTCATGATTTGACCGACTGTGCCCTTTTGCGAATGACGACTGGACATCTTATCGCCCACAACTGGAAATCGGTCTTCCACGATACGGATCTTCACTCCACGCAAATAGAGTTTCGTATCGTTTGGACCTGTAACGGTTTCGGATACATAGCGATACACTCCATCCACACGACCTACTTGTCCTCGCTTAGGAGTGACCGAGACATCACGATATCCCAAGACAGTTCCAGTTGGAGTTGTGGTTGGAGACAGCATTCCTAGTAAGACAGTGGTATCCGTCACGAGTGTATTGAGTTTGATAATTCCATCGTCATCCAACTGTTCATAATCAAATCCATCCTTGCGTTTGACCATTTCCTTCTTCAAAGGGTTTGAAATCTGAGTATGAGTTTGAAGTCCTTGATCTAAGATCTCTTCTGCGTGATCGTAGCTGTGATAATACATGGTCTGATACATTCCACGTCGGATGGAGGATCCATTCATCAACACCGAATCTTCTTGATTGTTTCCACCATACATCGTAATGGCGATGATGGCATTCTCTCCGTAAGGAAGACAACCACCTCGTCCCATCATCTCTTCGTAGATCCACGTTTGAGATAGAGGTTTTTGAGGAAACGCCAAGAATTCGGCGATGGTATCAAATCGTTTTGTGTAGTTTGTATGATACCAAGACGCTGCAGATTTCTGTTGAGCGATACTGAACACCGAACGTGTGCCTGGATTGTGATCCGAATAGGGAACCATATTGGCTAAGGCAGATAAATTGAATGTCATATGGATTTCAGAGGGAAGACGTGGGTGATACGGAACCATTGAAATGCGAATGGAGTCGGATTCAGCTGCATCTACATAGTCGATCAGTTGAGTGATCTCAGACCAAGACTTTGTAGCACGCACTTGTTCAAGTGTAACTCCTGGACGATAGACTGGACGAATGGGTCGTCCGGCATCGCAGAAAATACGATACTCATTGTTCAATCGCATCCAGGCTAATGAAACGGACGGAGCAAGTATTCCAGTGCGACGAGCCTTGAGAAGGGTTGCATGGAGTTCTTCAGTATTCCCAAGACAGACTCCATACAAGTCTGAATTAATAAAGAGTTTTGTCCATTCAGGTTTCCAAGTGGATGGATGTACGTCTTCGAGCGGTCGAACCATTCCTGTTTCCAGTAGTTGTTTTTTGACTTCATCACTTGGAAATGCAGTGGACACTTGAGCCATCAAGGTCAATGACTTTTTGTATCCAATGTCCGATCCATCTGGACTATCCACTGGACACATCAGTCCGAATTGAGAGGCATATAGTCTGCGAGGAGGTGCAGTACTAGTGGATTTATCAATTTGAAGGTCGGTCTTTCGGAGGTGATGCACGGTCGATAAATAAGACACTCGCATGAGTTCCTGAGAGATACCAACTCGACCTCCCCACTGACCCTTGAAAGACTTGCTGAACTCTTTCAACAAAGTCCAACTACGCCAGAACTTTCCAATGGTTTCAGGTTCCACCAAGTTGACAAGTCCCTTGTCTCGGTAGGTCGTGGAGTTGAAGGTATTCGATCGATCCATTCTCAAAAGCATTTCCTTTCCAATCTCACGATACACTCGCTTGAACTCTTCGAACATCAATACACCAGAGGTTTTGAATCGCTTGAACTGTAAATTGTCTCGATCGGTGGGAGGTCTGCGTCCTAATTCAATGTCCAATCCAATGCGTAGAGCAAGTCCTAGCATATAGGCTTTGCGTCTGAACAATCCACCAGTATCGTCATTGGAAGCTTCAACGTTGGAAAACAGACTATCGTGTAGCGCAACAATGATTTCAAAGCGAGACTTACTGCGAGTGAATTGAGTTAAGATTTCCAAATCTGTAGTTCCCTGCTTTTCAAGGAACTTGTCGTGGGACAAGATCAATTGATACAAAATTTCATCGTATGCAGTTCGGTCCTTGTCTGGAATGCCTGCAAGAACCGTATCGTATACATCGCGATCCGATGTACTTCCTAATGCACGAAAGAGACTGAAGAGTGGAACTGGTTGAGAGAATCCACGAAGGTTCATCATAGCAAGACGATTGTCACGTCCCATATTTCCATTGGTTGCAGTTGAACTGAAGGTCTCCGAAGGAATGGTCATAAAGTGTGAATACGGACCACGCACTCCATCTTCAGAAATGGACTTGAAACTCACATAGGTTTCAGTCACTTCCTCATATTCAGTATCTTCATCTGCCACATCTTCAAAAAGAATGGGCTCATCGGATTGAACCAAGGTAGCCTTTGTACCCTTGGGTGCCTTACGCTTACGAGTGCCTGCAGCAAACATATTGTTACCTAACAGCTCTTGAGTAAGAAGCACTTTCTCAGCTCCATCAATCACGAAATATCCTCCCAATTCAAACTTGCATTCACCAATCTCATAATTGTTCAAGCCAGTCAAGTAGCACAATCGAGAACGAAGCATCAAAGGGATCTTACCAATCAAGATGTTCTTGAATGTTTTGAGATCACTAGTTTGATCTGGAAAAGTATACTCAATCTCTACGTCTGCAAACACAGACATCGCATAGGTGCGATTGTCCAATCGGCACGAATGAGGCACCACTGCCGTTCCATCGTCTTCTGTAGGGGATGCATACCGAAGTTTATCTCCAGTCTTTCCTCCGATATACACTCGGATCATTCGGTTTCCAGAGACTTCAAGTTCAAATGGATTACTTGCACGAATGAAGGTAGGAATTCCAACATCCAATAAATCGTTGAACGAATCCACATGATGTTGAATCAGTGGAAACTTTGTATCTTTGAAGTACGTCCTTAATACATGACGCGGAACATCCATTATCTTGTTCTCAGCAAGCATTTTCTAGACTCCTACGAAGACAAGGTATGTGGAGTGAAACGCGACGACCTGAATTCTTAGACGATGTATTAGGACATACTGAAGTTAAAACAAGGCTTCGGTCCTATTTAGAATCCAAGACCTATCCACATACACTCCTTCTTCATGGACCGCCTGGAATTGGAAAAACCTCTATTGCCTTGGCTGCATCACGCACCTGTGGCTATGAAACATTGGAATTCAATGCAAGTCGTTCGATGCGAAGTTTTACAGATGTAGAAGCACTCATTCAATCCTGTCGTCATCTCACAAGCATTGCATCCCTCATTCGAGGAGATCGAAAGCCCACGTGTTTGATTTTAGACGAAATGGATGGATCTGATCCACATGCTCAACGTAAACTGGTTGAATGGATGGTCGGACCGGATCGCAAAATTCCTGTCATTATGACCTGTAATGAGATCCCTAAAGTGATGAAGCAGAAAGAGTGTATTGAAGTACTTCGCTGTTTTCCACCGAAACCTATGGACTTAAAACCACTCTTTCCTACAGAAGATGTACCTGCTCTTGCGAAGCGTTTTAAGCACGATGTTCGGAGGATGTTGCAGTTCCTTCAGTATGGTGAATCTGATGTTCTGCCAACCGCGACTGCACCTTCGGAGTGTTCTCTGGAGGTTGGTCACATCTTGAGGCAAAAAATGTGGATTGAAAAAGATCCCATGGAACTGGCCAACGCATCCGCATCCACATCTTGCCGTTCGTCGAATTAACGACTTTTGCGTTGTAAATGTGAGGGGTCTGTAAGATGACCGACTTGTCCACTGTATTGCGTCCATGACCGATGACGACAATCGTCTCTTCTGAAGGAACTTGGATCATCGAAGCAGTCCACTGGTTTGTGAACCCCAGCTCTTCTCCACGTCGAACATCTGGGAATGTATGTGTTTCTGCATAGCGTCTACGAATTGTGTAGGTAGCTGCAGTTCCATGAGAGTCTCCAAACGGTCCAGTTTCTAACATAACGTTTTCACGAACCAATAACAACATCATACGACTGGAGGTAGCAATGTCTGCAGTCGGTTTGTTGAGTAGTGCATGTACTCCAGTTGAAATACGTGTGGGTGGATAGTAATCATCGTCGTCCCAAAACACAATGAAGTCTGCACCTGCGTCTAATGCGAGTTTCACACACTGAGTTCGGAGAGAACCAATCGATCGTTCTCCTTCTTCACGAATGTAGTCAACCCATGGAAGTTCCTTCGCTGGAGACCAATCATACTGAGGGCTACTTGAATTATCTAGAATGATCCAACGGTCTGGCTTCATCGTTTGACACACCATACAGGATTTTGAGAATTCCCACGTCCACCGACGATTATGTGTCGGAGTGCAGGCTATGATCATTGGGTTCTACTAGGGCGTTTGGCTGAAAATCACGTATATCGTATCGACAGACTGGACACCGAGGGTTCAAAGTAAACCATTGTTGAATACAGTGTGGGTGGAAGCAATGTCCGCAGTGACGAATGGCTAACCCAGTTGTAGTTGTTTCTTGACAGATGGAACATTGAGTATCAACTAGGTTTGATAGTCTTTCAGTCGCGGCGGTAATTTGAGCTTCAGTAGGAAATACTGAAACTGGATCCATAAAGGAACCACTTAGATCCAGTGGAAAGTTCATGACCATCGTAGTTCGAACCGGTTGTTGCATCCATCGGTTTACAAGGGAAAGTGCAAGATTTGCATTGCGTTCATGGAGAGCCACGACTTGATTGCGCGTTTGTCCATCTAGGTATCGCACATTTTGATAAAACATTCGGCTTGTCTCTAATACATCGCGAACGATCTCTAACGGTCCGAGAGTATCCTCCATAGTTAGAGTGCGAGTCCGTTGCGAAAATCACTCGTGTAAGAAGATAAATGAGCACTTCAACAGGATCAACAGGACCAAACACAGGAGCCGGAGCAGGAGCCGGAGCAGGAGCCGGAGCAGGAGCCGGAGCAGGAGGAAACATAGGTGCAACAGGAACAAATCAATCTACAGTCAAAAAAACTACAGAAGCGACTGAAACGCTGAGTCCAATCATGATGGCCTACGGAACTCTCATGGTTATCTTCTCAATTCTATTTGCAATCTTTTTCAGTTTAGGTGCGGCATTGTTATCCTACCGAAAGTTTCAGTCGTTCGGATGGGCATTTCTTGATTTCTGGTTCCCATACTTCTACTATCCATACTATGCCTTCTTCATCAATGAAGCACCTACTTCTACTGGAATCTTAGGAATGACTGGAGGTGGAATTAAAAAGATTATGAAACTGTTCACTATGAAGCGTCGTTAGTGTAGTAAATGAGAATTGAGTTGTATAGCATGAACCACACTCCAAATAACATTAATGGAGTATCCTTACGATAGTATCCGTGGAGAGCAAGGAAAAAGTTCCCACTGAAGGAAAGTATCGGTGTCCATGGATGATAATCACGAAGAGTTCCAGTAGAGATCGTAAGATACATTTGAGGAAATGTGGCAATGATTGCGAGAGTCAGTGCAATCCACGAGAGATTCATTACTTCTTGACAAGAAATGTGTTGAAGAGTCAAACGCCGTTAAACCTTTCGAAAGAACGAAGTGATCTTTGATTGCTTGCTTAAGTGTGGACTTGACATAAACATCAGACCGTCCAACTGCTTCTCCTTCTTAGCGAGCACTGCAATGGTTGCAGCTTCTTCATCGCCACCGTGCTTTTCCAACATTTGTTCCATCATGGTTGTATAGCTGGGTCTACGTGGAGCAATATATCCATCCAAACGACTGATACACAGAGCGAACAACTGAGCCACTGGATTCTGAATTTGGTTCGTAATGTAGAAGGCTGTATCCGGTGTCAGTCCTTTAGCCTTGACATAGCCTACCTCTTCAATCCGCTCACCCTGTTTTCCTTTGTCCTTGTTCTCTGCCACAAACACGAACTGGAGACGGTCGCCTACTTTAGGCGCTGTCCCTGGATCGCGCGATTCCATTCGATCAGCCAATACACGATGTGCGATCTGTCCTGGGTTCTTGTAATCGTCTCGCAAACTCTTGCTGACAATGAACTTCTCAAGTGGCACTCGGTTCTCCAAGACATCTACAAGCTTCTGAGTGACAAACGCTTGAGCCTTTCGTACGTCCTTCTCTTGCATCAGCACGTCCAAAGCTCCACCGTAGACATCCTTCACAATGGGTGCATTGTCTCGTCGTTTCAAGACGATGCCCATGCTCTTGCGTTTAGGCTTCGCAGCTGGATCTTCTTCATACATCATGCCAACGTAGCGCTTGCGACAGAAGAGAATGAATGGGAAGAAAGTCTTCTCATAGGCAATCTTGTATGGTTTACGGCACTGGGATGTAATTCGTTTCCCTGCGGAGATACCCAGACTGATGGATTCGGCGAGATCCTGAGTTGGGAATCGGATAAAGATTGAATCGGTATCACCGTAGATGACTTCAGCCTTGTACTCCGTCTCAACGATGGTCTTTGCGAGATTGAGTGCTTTTCGACCTGCTGCGGTGGTACAGGCTGCAACACAGAGTTTTCGGATAGGACTGGTTCTGGATCCGGTTTGACCGTAGACAGAGTTTGCAACGACCTTGTAAGCAAGTTGTAAACCGTTGAAGACACTTCGCTGAGCCTCATCGTATTGTTGGTCCTCCATCTTCTCCTTGAACTCTTTTCGTTTTTTCAAGAGGATGTCTAGTGTCTTGGGTAAGACACCCACTGTCATTGGATCATCATTAGGCTGAACGAAGGTGCAGATAGTCTTTCCGATGACTACTCCCTTTGCATCCTTCGTATCATACTCCACCTCTTCTAACACATACTTTTCCTTCAAGACAGCCACTTCTTCCATCTTCACTCCTTCGTGTGCAATCTTCGTTCCTTCATTGTCAAACTCACGCTTGCAGACCAATGTGTCTGGGCTCAAGTTGTAGCTGATCATGTTCGTAGGATACAAGCTATTGAAATCCAGCACACTGATGGGTTGATCAAGATACATTCCGATCTTGGGCGGTAAGACAATCGCACCTTCATATCCATCTCCGAACTCATAGGAATCTGAAGAAGATAGTGTTCGTAGAATTTGATCACGCTGAGACGCGTAATAGACCACTGCACTGAAGATCTTAATCCCTTGACCTCGTCGTAAGACGTATTCCATTGGAACCTTACACACATCCGCCATTCCACGTGCATTGACCAATGTATCCAACTTGGACATCAGCGTCAAGACCAAGTCACAATCCTGAATACAATACTTTGCGATCCTCGCTCGTCCTGTAGACCCACCGTGAGCATGAAGATGGAACAACTCGTGCGGTTCCACATCGTCCTTGGTAAAGGTCCACTCCAGAGACTTCTTGTCCTTTTCTGAGAGGTCAGTGAACAGATCGGAAGGACACTTGAGTTTAAAGCTCTTGCCAGTCATCTCAATGACTTCGAACTTCTCACCTTCTCGATATGGATCGGATGTGTTTCCTACCAAGTCAAAGCGAATGTAGTTTCCTACACGAAGTCCACGCGTAGACTTGGTTGTGATGGTGGCTCCATCATACTGAAGCACCTTGTCTCGCAAGAACGTACTGGCTACGCTATCCAACTTGAAGCTGTCCAGTGAATGTTCTCGGCGCATGTTCAAAAGCAAGTCCAGACCCAATCGTCCTCTCAATGTGAGAAACCTCAAGTCATACTTTCCAGAGGCCAACTCGAACTTCTTCGTCTCACTGAACTTGATACCCCACGAGTCTCCTTTCTTGGTCTTGGACTGAACACGCGACAAGTCAATGAAGTCCAAGATACCTAGTTTTTCACACCGATCTTCAATGTAGGCGTCATCAAACCCAAAGGTGTTGTATCCACACATCACATCTGGGTTCTGTGTTCGGATCTCAAGAGCAAACTTGTAAAGCATATCTTCTTCCGACTCGCACGCAACAAATTTCGTATCGTCATCCGATGCATCTACAGTTCCAACTACATAGACTACACGCCGAATGGGTTCCAAGAGCTTATCAGACCAACGATAGGAGATACCCATTTGGACGATCGGATCACCCTTCTTAGCCTGTGGGAAGAGACCAGACTCTGAATACATTTCCAAATCATAACAAGCGACCTTCAACGGAATGTTTGCAGTGGATGCAGAGACTTCCGATACATCGCACGTATAGAAACGGTTCACATTGTAGAGTGGTTCATCCGTGTCTGGATCTGCTGGAATTTGTAGCCGATGTTCCTTGAAAGTGATCGCACTTCCAGGACCCAAATGTCTCTCGTGAAAGAGACGCATGAACGGTGGCAAGCCGCTCTCATAGGTTATTCCATCACACTTCTTGACGGCTTCCATCATTTTCGCTTTCGTGTCGCATACGACCTTCCACACCTCAATTTGTTTCAAATCCTCAAAGCCTGCAAAGACATCATATTTTGTAACTTTCGTACACGTAACCCCTAGGAGTTCAGGTTTACGTCCGCGAACATAGAAGTAGGGCTTAAATCCCTTAATTCGTAGACATGCAACATGTCCTTCATCTGTTCGCCCAAAGACATCTACTACAAAGTTTCCTGCTGTATCGTGTTCGTGCCAATCGCACGGTTGGAGTATTCTATTCATGGTTGAAGCAGTGAGAGGTAGCGCTTTATAATCCGTTTTGCGAGAATAAATCTAGGTTTGAATGTAAGAGATGAACCATACCACAAACACATACGATTGGTTTTTCGCACCGACTCGCATCAAGGCGGACAGCTACGAAGAAGATACGAACGCCATCGCCAGTAAGAATGCCATGACTCGTCAGACGACCGGTATCACTGCAGGATGTTCCGACACTCTCAATCCAGCCTCTGCGATGGCCGATCAGCCTGGAATGATTGCAATGGGAGGTTATGGTCAGCCAGGCGGTGGTTGCAAGGTTGATGAAAACACTGAACTTCGTTGGGGCATGGAAGGAGCTCATCGTGTCAAGGGACCCAAACAGTTATGGGCACGACCCTTTGCAACCACTCCTAACTTAGGCGGTGGAGAACCGATGGCAGTCGATGATGAATCAGGTCTCATTCGCAGTGCACCCCCTCGTAATCGCAAAGAGAACTCAACCATCATGGATAAGATGATCCCTAACTTTTATCAACCTTTGATCACATACAAAGCAGATGATTACAAGAACGTGAACCATTGGGTAGAGCAATGGACTCGCGGAGGTGATGCAACACGATTGGTCACTCAAAAACGACTTGCGTGAACTTCAACTGAAACTCCTATGAAATAGTTATAATGAAAGTATTGTTCTTTGCGAACAGGATGCCTGATTTGTGTGGAGCATTCTTACATGACATTGATTTAGCCATTGAACTTCAAAAACGCGGACACATGATTGTGTTTTTGACGATCAAAGTTCCTAAGGAAGGATATTCTGGAGGCGAGTACCGTGGGTTCCGATTTTTACATTACACAGCTGCATCTTCGTTCTTAGATACTTCAAATGTTTGGATTTGCCCTCATTCGCCCATCTTACCAGACGTGCGTAAGATCAATTCACGAGGCTATAACCGTCCGATCGTAGCGACGTGTCACTTTGATGGCAACTACGATGCCATTCGGTTTAACGGTAAGAACGATTGGTCTGAATTACTCTTGTTCATCAACTCGATTATGGAAGTCCAATATCGAAAGAGCATTACTCCTTGGCCGTCTCAGATTGCTCAAACCGAAACCATTCGTCCGTTGATGCACCGAAATAAGATTGAGATCTTGGAACCGTTTCGTGGAGACTGTATTACATTGGTCAATGCAAATGTCAATAAGGGTGTTCAGCAGTTCTTGGATATGGCACGTAGATTACCAGATCATAAGTTCTTGGGAGTGTTACCCTATTATGGTGAACGTCAAGTGCCACCTGCTCCGTACAATGTAGAATGGGTTCCTTTCAACGACGACATTCGAGCCATTCTCAAACGAACTCGGATCTTGTTAGTTCCAAGTTATTATGAGAGTTTTGGTCGTATCGCAGTTGAGGCAATGCTCAACCGAATTCCAGTCATCTATTCAAAACCCAATCCAAACTCAGTCTATCCAGGCGGAAGTACAGAGGGATTAGATGAATGGATTCGACCTGTAGGGATCGGATGTATTCGAGACACTATTGACGAATGGGTCACTGCGATTCGTTCGTTGGACAATGAAATGGTGTATTCTGAGCTAGCAGAACATTCGAGACAACATATTGAACAGATGAATATCTTTGTGGAAGCGTCTCGGATTGCAGGGTTGGTAGAACAATTTGCGCAACGGCATCCTGTGATAATTCGAACGGAGACGATTCAGAGTTCTCAACCGGCGAAACCGGCGGAACCTGGGCGTATTCGTGAACCTCCGGCAGGTCGTCCTGCAGGGGTAGCGTTTTTGAATGGGCGACTGAGAATACAGCGTTAACCTTGTCTTGAAGCCACCGTCCACGTTCACAGAGTTCTTTCTGTTCGGCTGAAAGTCCAACATTGACAATAGGTTTCAAAGGAATGTATTTGGAGCCTGAAACCACTGGAGCTGGAGGAAGAAGTGATTCCACTGCATCAACAACGTTTTCATGATTCAACAACGCACGTGAAGCTTCTTCGTGTGAACACCCAGTGAGTTGAGAAACCATCGTTACATCGTCCATCTTTTTCTTGATTACTTGTAATACCTGAAGATGCGTTTTATCGAAGATTTATGTCCACCGGCTCTCTTGTATTTGATCTTTCTCGTTGTTCAATTAGGACTGGATATGTCTCTTGGACTATGGGTTACCTTTACACTGAAACTCTTCTTCGGAGCTGCAATTGTTCTTGTATTGGACACATTCTGCGGTGTAGGTCTAACAGTGGTCTCTTGGTTCATGGTTGCAACTCCTTTCTTGATTACTGCACTTGCAACTGCGATTGCAATTGGAACTGGATTTGATGCGATTGTATTGGCTCAGTTCAAGGAGACGTTTGTAGACTCAGACGCACGTGAAACGGACATTCCTGAAGCTTCCAATAGCGTGTCTCGTCAATCTGTAAAAACGGATAAAAAGTTTAAACGCTTTTCAACTCTATAATCAAATGTTCGGTCTCTTACTCTCATGTGCATTTACTTTGGCAACTGGAGTCTCTCGACTCTATACAATTCTAAAAGCTTACTACACTCGTTGTAGATACGCTCGTCTCGAGACACACCGTCCTCAGACACGCTATTACCTCTCGAATGATGAACCTGTTGACTTTGAAGACACTGACAAACGTGTTCCAGAAGACTGTGTCTACATTGAAGAATGGATTAACTCAACTGGACAAAAGAAGTGCGTAGTTCTCTATGAAGGCGAAGAGATCCCTACCGAATGGACACGCACACCATTTGATGTCTCTGCAAAATGTCCTTGGTTGTGGGTAGGAGACAAAGAGAGTGAAATTGACTTAACTCGCACCTTTGAGAAGTATCTCGTTGTAGGTAATGTGATCACGTATGATCTTGTCAGCCAACTAATCCGTCTTACCAACCGTACAGATCTCACGTACATCGATGCAACAACGTTTGAGATCCTCAAATTTCCAGGTGGTGGAATAACAATTAAAGCCTACGATGAAGCGTAATCCGTTTCATACCGCTGAAGAGTATATTCGTCTTCGCACGAAATGTAACTCGCCTTCATGGCTCGATACAGTTATGCGAGTGAATGAGATGTTTCTTGCTCCGATCGTTACTTGTTTTTTGATTCTCTGTGGAGAAACCGATCTATTTGGTATTATTTCCTCTGCAATGACTGTCTATGCTGTATGGTCAGAATGGACACGCTACACTCACCTTGCCTTTGAAATGCAGAACATGTTGTTAATGACGATGCTTCACGGTGGACCTAAGATTGTTACAAACGATCCAGACTATATGCCGTATGTCTATGCCGACGCAGTGTTTAGGCTGTACGAACGCCGGCTGCGTTCATAGGAGCTCCACCTACATTGGCTGGATAGCCATTAATGATTGGGTATCCAGATCCTGAAGCCCATTCACTTCCACCCTGTGAATATCCATACCCAGCCCCTGCAGAGTTGACAACTCCTGCACCTCCCTTGAGTGCACGACGTCCCTTACGCTTTGTGGAGCGTCGTGTCTTCTTACCCTTTCTCTTTCCCTTTCCCTTGGTCTTCTTACGACGACCGCCACCCATTCCAGTTCCGTTTGGTGCTCCAGGATCCGGTCCTATATTTCCACCAGTCGCTGAATCATAGGCATCGTTGGGAACAGCACCCCATTCCATAGCACCTGCTGAAATGGCACCTACTGGTCCGTAGAAATTACCGCCTCGCATCGTCTTCTTTGAACGTTTGCCACCTCGACATTGCATTTATGTATCTGTGGGAATAAATACCCCCAACGTCCCTGGAACGATATCGTAGGTTTCATAACCGCGAATGGAGGTATTCGCTGGAACGCCATCGTAGCCAATTAACGCAGTCATGTCTGGATGATGAAAGAGTTCCAAGAGAGTTGCAATCTTTTCTTGACGCTGTGTGTAGCTCATCGTTTCAAAAACACAGAGACCGTTCAAATACCGCAGATCACAGACTAAAAAGATGTCTTTAGAAAGTCGTGTCACTCGAAGGACCGTATCTGAAAAGAGACGTTCATCCAAGATAAGAGAAAGTGGAGTGACTGTCTCCGCAGAATCAATAAATAAAGCAATGGGTTCAGACAGTTCATTGTGGGTTAGAAGTACCCAGCCCGGTGTCCCTACGTATTGAGGTACTTTCAGCGGGAGGGGGTCCTTCCCTTTTTTCACTTGGGGCTTCAATGGGTACAGGCGCTTCATACGTTGGAAGGGTGACATGTTGTTCTAATACCGGCGGAGGTGTGAAAACAGGTTGAGGTTGAACCTGCACAACAGGAACTGAAGGTGGATACATGGTTCGGACAACCCAAAAGACTGCGATGTGTGAAAGAACGATTACAATCAGGGTGCTGATAGCCACCGTCAAGATCTCTTGTAGATCCATCTTTATTTGCTTACGATCTTTTGTGGTGAGAAAACAAACCGCAATGCAGTCCAATCCACTTCACTATACAAAGGATGCAGTCTACAACGCGTTGAAAGGCAAGTTAGATTTGAACAATCTCGTCGGCTCAACCATTCAGATCGCAAAGGAAATCGAGCAGATTGAAAAACTCAAAGGAAAAGAGAAGCTTGAATTGCTTCAATCCATTCTCCGAATCTGTATCCACGATTCAAACAAGTCCCCAGAGGAAAAAGAGGCACTCTACTTCACAGTCGACCGTGTTGTTCCGGTGATTGTAGAAGCAGCCATTCTTGCCTCCAAGTCTCCTATTATCAAACAAGTTCAAGCAGTCTGTTGTGGCTGCTGGACAAAGAAGTGAATCTCTCCAGGTGAGAGTTCTTCAGACCATATGCGAGGTGACTCCGAATAGACTGTCACCGTTGCATGTTCTGTATAGTATCCACGCGAAAACACGGTGTTCACACAAGGTGTTTCCGAATACGTGATACGATCAGTGTAGGTTGTAATCTTGGACACTACCTTTCGATGCGTATCGTATCGACTAAAGCCTAGATAGATAAACTGTGTTTCATAACTCTTTCCACGACGGTTAACCCATTCGTGTGGAATTGTAGGAAATATCTTTATCTCCATTACTTTCAATCTGTACACCGTTCGCGAAAACGATACGTTTTAACTCTTCCTCATCGTGAAGTGCAGCATTCAATTTCTCCACTCCACGACGAATTTCACTCTCAATGGCTCCCCACTTTTCAGGGTTATTGAGATACTTGGTGTGGCGTGTAGTCTTGTCTGGAAATCGCTCAATTAATTCAGACTCTTTTGCTTCATACATGTTCATGTAGCAGCGTAGTTGAATTTCATCATAGAGTGGAACTTCAGGCCAGAGTCGTGTTCGATCCTTGGAGTCTACAATACGGTTCTCAGAAGCAACATATCCATCGCATCGACCGACTAACTTGAAGGTTCCAAAGTCTTTCTTGATAGTCTTGGTATTTCGTTCAGTGACCTTCACATCCTTTACAGCCTCGTAGGTGTCTAAGATTTTCTCTTCATTATTTATTCCTCGCTGTTTAGCCACTTGACCACGAACTTCACTTACCAATCGTGCTTTGAGGTCAGAAGGGAATGAGTCTCTACGAAGGTCAAACACTAATGCAGCTTGAGATTCGACTTCTTTGAGAACCGCTTGAACATTCGTAGTCTTTTGAGCGGATTTGATACCGGATTGAACAATGTCCATAATGGGCCATTCGTGGAGAACTTCATTGACCAACTTGGAATAAGGACGAAGATTGTATTCCTTCTCTAAGTTGGCTACACGTGTCTTTCCAACCAGGTCTTTACAGAGAAGTTCATACGCAATTTCATGAGCACTTTGATATTTGTGGAGACCGATAAAGCCAGCAACTTTAGAAGCGGAGAGTTCAGGGATCATTTAAGGTCTATCAATTAGAAACGGTTCATCCGTTTTGTTAAGCAAAACTTTTTTGCATTCGTGTAATTGCATCTAACCATGCAGGAATACCGTTTAAGACCGTAGAGACTGCAAGGGTTTCTCCAGAGACTGGAGTTGTATCCATCGATGGACCTTCACATACCAAGACGATTGCTGCAATCATAAGAGATTGTCGTGCCTTTGCATCACTGGGAGACCAACGAAGACAATACATTCGATACAAGGCTTCAATGGTAGGTCGTGCAACCGGCTGTGCTTGTTTCTGAATCGCATCCCAAAAGATCCATACGACATGTGTACCATGATCCACCGAGACATAGGTATCCGATCGATTGGCAAATGGTAAGATTAGTTTACTTTGCTTTTTGTGTTCACGAGCAAACGCATAGACCCATGCCATCCAATACAGAGCACGTGTTGTATCACGAACGTCTTGGCGTAGACAATAGACAAATTCATTGAGAGGCACTGCAATTGTCAGTGGATCATCCTTTCGCACCACCAACTTCCCATACAGTGTCGAAGGAGCCTTCAGCGATTCTTGAATAGTCACTGGATCAAAGTCGTGAACCGGTTTGATGGTCGGTAAAGAGGGCAACTTGTTCTTACGACACATCGAGACAACGGATGCAGCTTGACAGATCTTTTGTCGGACTTCCAAGTTGTTCCGAATGGACGTCATTTCGCGAAGTGCATATCTAGACTCAATGGTTGCGTAGTTTTCATACGCATTGGCCAAGTATAAAAAGATGTTCGGATTGGCTCGGTTGACATGAAGTGCAGCTCCTTCAAACAACGCCATCCAAAGCGTATGCACTAGTCCAGAACATAAGAGTTCCAAAGACCAATAACATGTATAATCTGCATGTCCGAGTTGAATGTTTTGAAGGAGAACCTTCACTACATGGGCTCGTGGATGTCCGCAGAACGTAGTCTTTTGAAAATCAACTACAGTGCGAGGATCAGTAATTTCCATTATTGTCTTCCTAGATTGTCATCGAGATAGTCTACCGCGGATACGCTGGTTGTTGAATGAGTAGTGTTGAAGCAGGTCTTCGGAAAATCTTTGAATACAAGACAGACACTGCATACAGTAAGCCTGCTACGATTGCACCGTTCAAGAACAAATCAAACCATGACCAAGGATCTACTTTTGTTTCAGTATCACGTCCACGTCGCTCCATATTGATTGCAGTTTGAACTTTGTCCAATTGATGTGTGAACGTGTCGACAGAGTATTTGAATTCGTCTTTCAAGGATAACACCTTGTCTTTGAGTCCAGTCACTACTTCAACCGTCTTGCGTTGATCGTTGTATTTAGTGAGTGCGCTGTCTCGATTTTTCTTGTATTCAACGATTAGGGGGTCTACTTCAGCTTTACCAATACGTTCCTTCTCTTCATCTTTCCAGTTCTCTCCTTTCAATAGGGTATAATACAGAGTTCGTGCAGCACGATAAGAGTCTGGTGCAGTGTCTCGTGCATTCTCAGCCGTCTGTAAGGCTATGAATGCATCGCTTAGTCTTTTCTTCTTTTCAATATTCGCATACACAATTGCAAACTCATTGTTGACTCGATCTTGTTCTTTGACAAAGTCTGCATGGATCTTCGTGTCTTCAGTTTTAAGTTCGGCAAGGGTCGTTCCTTTAAAGAATGCACCGCCTAACGTATTTAGAACGACAAAGTAGTTTGGATCAGGCTTGTAGACGCATTTAAAATTCCCATTTTCATTACGACGTTCGAATCCCTTATCCACTTGACATGGCATTAGACACGCCACAAATCCAGAACCTTCAAACGGAGCTGGACATTTTGGAAAGAATCGACTAAAGTCAGTTGTCATTACTCATTTCCGTAGAAAGAAACCAACTGAAATTCCTGTACACAGTAAGAGAAACGTGATTGCGTGTGCATAGTCGGTAGGCAGTGTCAAATAGGAAATAAAGGAAGCAATTAGAATGGCTAATGCAAGTTGGACGAGGAAGAGGGAATATCCATAGACCTCTAAGATACTTTTTCGTTCCAATTGAATGGCTGCTCCAGGTGCGACTTTAGCACGCATGGGTTTCAAGGCACTTGTGATGTCTTCAAGGGCTTTAACTCCTTGTTGAGCAGCCACGTACGTTGCACGACTACTTTCAAAGTTACTATAGTTTGTCTGTTGTGTTCCTCGTTGTAACTCAAAATTCATTAACTCTCGTTCCTCTTCATCATCTTGTCTGACTTGAAGTTTCAATTCTTCAGCGGTGTTGAGCACACGATTCAATTCAGTTTGATAGGTGGAGGAAGGTGTTTCACCTGGAGGAAGTTGAGGTAAAGCTTGTAATTCTACAAACCGATTGTTACGTAGAATGTGTACACACTTATCAGCTCCAGGAGCCACAGTATTGGTCGACTCTCCTAAATATTTGAACTCTGCTGGACATTTTACACGACATGAAAACATTAATCCTCTCTCAAATCCAGGAGGACACACTGTATTGTTTAGTCCAAATCCGCTGGATGATCCTCCTGATGGTCCTGTTGTTCCTGATGGTCCTGATCCTCCTGATGGTCCAGTGCTAGTCATCTCCCTTATTATCTACGATTGGGGAGAAAACCGTTGAGGATTCCATACAAAGGAGCAATCAATCGTGCATCGGTTGACACACTAGGTGATTTCCAGCCCAAAATAGGAGCTGCGGCGACACCACTATTGATATACGGTGCGACCGTTGCAGCCATTCGCACATAGCGTGTGTGTTCCGACGCATCGGTCGTGAGTCGAACATGTCGAGGGGTATTGAGTTCTAGATAGGAAGATACAGGCATTTTGTTTACTATTCAACAAGATAATGGATCCAGAGTTTGAGAACATGCTTGGGAAGTTCAAAGCCTCCATGCTTGAATACAAGTT